TCAGAATCCTGAAGATAAACCATTCGAAATGATGTCGGCCTACACCAAAGATGGGCATTATATTGGATCTGAAGAAGATGCCAAGCACCTTGTCGACAAACGCGGTATAGCTCCAGAGCCCGCGCACCCAGACGACAAAGTATGCTCAATCGGATTTTGCGAAAAAGATGGTAAATGGTACGGATGGAGCCATCGAGCAATTTATGGTTTTAAAAAGGGAGATGTGTCTAAAAAAGGTAATCTTCCCAATACAGATAAAAAGATCAAAATAAAAGACCCAAAGAAAACCGCAATAGCATTCGCAAATAGTGTATCTTAATCTCCTATCATGCCTTTTTCTTTTTTCTCTTATATCTAGTTCGTTTCTCGCCAGATTTGTGCTGATCATCAAGCAATTGCATGCCACCATATTTTGCCAGTGAGGTTTTGTGTCTATTTATATCATTATGAAAAGCAATACTTCGCTCGACAACCGATTTAATTTCATCAATAAAGGCCTCAGGATCGAAAGACACATTGACTTTATATAAAGACGTAAAACAGATCAAACCATTTGTTGTGGGCAAAAACTCTTTATTCTCGTTGTGTTTAATTTCCATTATATCAATTATTACACGGTTGTCGTCTATAGTAATAATGACACTTAAATTACAACTAGAAAATCTTATATTGTATTTGTCTGGGAGTCCTCCATCCTCAACTATGGGCGACAATTTATTCAATCTATCAGCAATTCGGTCTGCGAGAACCTGTGATAGGGATGTAATTTCTTTTTTATTTTTCATGTCTGCCATCAATCATATCAAAATAAGTCCATATTCTAAGTTCATGTTTATTTAACACTTCCTTCTTAATGAATTTTGTGATTATTTTTATTGGATCACCTGGCTCACAAAGACTTCTATTTCTACGTGATTTGGCCCATGAGACCATTTTCAGACGATCACCTGCAAATCCGCATTTTCCTATGAATTTTCCGGTGATTCTATCTTCGTTTCTTCGAAAAATTTCTATTCCGAAGAAATCCTCGGATTCAACATAATCAACGACGCACCTCGTTCTTTTAATCTTTTTAATAAGATCTTCAAATATTTCTCTCATATGTCAAGATCTCTAACACCAACAGCCCCAATCAAGGAACTGTTGGGATCAATTATTTTCGCAGCCTCTTCTTCTGAAATTTTGGTTCCCCATACATGATCTGACAATCCCGACAATCTTGATTGGAAAAAATCTGAAGCTTTATTAAAACATTTTTGCCATTTTTGGTTCTCTATTCTGTTCGCTATTTCAAACCAAAACCCACACTCGTCAGATTGATACAACCTCCATTCTTGTGGTATGTGTCCGTTAAAATGGATAACCTTATATTTATATTCTCTCAAATTTTTCCTTACACAAATTGTCAGTTATATCTTTAGATATTCTGTCTTGATCATTCTCAGGATTGCCAAGATCATAAACACCCACTAAGTGTAGATAGTCGTGTCCATTAAGATAGATGTGCAAATTATTTTCTAATACATAAACAGCGACAGTAGTATTATCGCGCTTAAACATTCCAACACCATAATTAAAATCAAAAGGCCGCTCCCAAAGACGCAATCGATATTCGCCCACCAATCCCCATATATCCAACCTACACTTCTTTGCGATTTGTCTTAGAAATATATTATAAAATTCGCCAGCAACGCCTTTTGGCAGTGATTCTTTTAATGACCCATTTCTTTCAAACCTACGAATCATCCTGTTAGATATTGGAATTATGCATATTAACACAAAAATCAGCACATAAATATACATTTATTATCCCTGGCTATCGTCTAATTCAGATCTTACCTTCATCAATATTTGTCCAAGGTGATTCTGTCCAACATCTCTAGAGACACCCCAAAATGTGTCTCCCCAATTATTACCTTCAATCAATTTTACATTTTTGGTCGCCCTAAGTAATTCAGCCAACTTCGGATCTCGAAATTTCTGCGCCACCAAATCCGTCATAATTCCTATCTTTACAGATTCCCAATCTGGCCTCAGAGTAGCCTTTCTTCCCAACCTTTTGGATTTCCATGGAGTTGGTGCTGCCAAAATCGCTGATCGTTCTTCTGGCTTGGCGGTCTTGGCTGCTTGAAAGGCATGCTCCACTGTTGGATAAGTCACTCCATCAAGATCTACATTAGATAGATAGAAGTTACTCAGGAATTCATGCTCCCCATCGAATGAAGATATTTCGTCTAAATTCATGCAACCCCTCCCTCTTCAAACCAACGCATTGTTTCAACCAAGCCCACCTTCAACTCATCTTCTGTTAATATGCCTTTCTGAACCAGCAACCTATTAAGATTGGACATGACAACCTTCCCAAACTCTTCAGATCCGTGTTTCTCTTCAAATGCCTTGGCTTCTTCCGAAATATCCATTCTATTCTCCTGGACTCATCGGCACAACTTCAACCACCAATCGACCGTTGGGATATTTCTTGCCCAACTCGTCCTTACCTACACCGCCATATTGTTTTCGAAACCGCTTGGCCTCGCCATCGGCTCGCTTCCTGGTTAAGAACACCTTTGGAGGACCACCGTAATCTATCCACAAGTAATTCCACGTCTTCCTATTCCATATTCCGCCACGATATCGCACCACATACCACGGCGGATTGGCGATGACAGTAGAGTTAAACCCACAACCTTTGCTCCGAAAGAACTCTATCGGCCAGTCGCGGCTGCGCCTCATCTCGGTGCGAGGACCCGACGGTCTCATTGGTCCAAGATCGTACCCCATCACATCTCCTTTATTCTTGTCTTTCGTTCTTCTCTATAACATAATTAATAATTATGATATGTAACATCGAAGGGGAATTTGATGGCACAACGCAAACGCAAGAAGCCAACCGCATCCGAAGTACGAAAGTCTAGGGAGAACTTGAGAGATGCACGTGTCGCCGATCGTGTCGCAAAAGCGCGAGGGGAAGGGGATGAAGAATGCCATGGGCGTAGTTTGGACGAGGCGAATTAGTTACCAATCATTTTTCAGTCCGAGATGATGGTATGGGTGATTCTCTCTTACATATTCGATTATCTCTTCTATCGTTCCCTTTTTAATAATACTAGGATTGTGCCACCTCATAACTTCAAATGTTGCTTTGCTTCCTTTGATCTTTATAGAATAGCTACCACCTTCGGAAAGAGTATGCTCAAACACACTCAAATATTTAGATCCTTCGTGTTCTTTTATGTATGGAATAACAAACTCAACCTCTTTTATGTGATCTTTGAGAGATTTTCTCTGATCGCAAGCGATTCGAAACATTTGTTGATTTGTATCTCGATGATAACCTCCGCTGGATCCGATAAATTTAAACCATTTATGCCAGCCACTAGACATTTCGCTATATCGATCTTGTGGTATCTGTGTTTGGTCGGGCTTATAAATGTTTGCCCACCAATTAACGAAGGCTTTCTTTGATTTGATTGGCTTCATAGCTTCTTTGTGAAATTTAGCTGCCTCGCTCAAAGCATCCTTGAGTTTGGCGTTTCCGTCTTCTCCCACGATTTTCCAATGGATCTTCCAATCTTTCCTGCGAGTGACGTCATCCCAAGGAAGGATCCTTAGTTGGGCTGGATTGTTCCCAATATTTCATCGAATCTTCTGTCTATCTCTGACAGTTTGTCTTTGATACTTTCCCTGCGCCCAGCCATCATTTCTTTCACAAACTCCTTGGTTTGCTCGGCCTGTGTGGTAGTCAACCCAGGAATTTTCTTCATTATGACCGATATTGCGTCCTGACCGCCATAATCAGATCTGACCTGCTTTAGTACTTCTCCAGTCAACTTCCTAACTGGGTTCTTCATCAAATCTTCCACTGGTGTTTTCTGTCCTTCTTTCCTCATTTGTTTCTCCTTTAAATTCTTCGCTTATATGTCTCCGGCTCGACAACACGACAACTCGGACACATTGTCGCTAGCCGCCAAGCATCTTTTACAGACAGGCTCGTCGCCGAATGCTGCACCAAGTATCAACAGACCACTTAATTTGTCTTCTTCCAAATCCCAAGTGCCTCCTATGTGTATGCCACAAAGTGGTCTGTGGGTGCGCGTGTTCACAACATGTAACTTCTGATGAGCCCTACTCCACCTAGTCATCCCAAATGCATATTCTTCTGGCATTTTGCTCTCCTTTAGGATATGTTGCCCAATCCTCTCTTTGATATCTGCGGCTTGATCGGCGTGGTGATCAGGCGATCCAATGTCTCAGCCTTTGGACCAGCAGAATCAAGAGCTTTTTTCTTTGAAAAGAACACAATATAGTGATCAGAACAAATCCAAAGAGTTGAGTCTTGGCGCTCAACTTCAATCTCTGCTTCGATATTACATCCATCTACACAACAAATAATACCATCTGACATCACTGGTCTCCGGTGCTACTCTTTATATAACCTATGGAAGAATTAATCCTCCCCCACAGATAAAAAAGAACCCAGGCCGAAACCTGGGTTCTTATCAGGACAGAATTATTTCTTTTTCATTTTCCCAATGATTCCCATGCCTTTCCCCATTTCACAACGCTTTTACCAGACCTGCTTCGCCTCAGTGGGGGTTCTTTTTTATCTCTTTCCATAAACAATAATGGGTTCATGTGTTTTTTCTCTACCCATAAAAGACGAAGTTTTCATTTGATATTCATCAGACACAGCCCACCCATTTGCGTTTGCTATTTCGGTGCATTCTCCAGCATGTCTTAGTGGCACATTTAAAGCAATAATACCAACAAACTTAGAAAATATATTCTCATATATTAGTTTAGTGATGGTCTTGGCCGAATCAATACCATAATATCTCTCAGTATCATCATATGGCGGAGAAGTAAATAATAAATCTGCGCTGGGAAAATCAATTTTTGAACTATCTGCTTTCTCAAACTTGGCTGATTTGATTTTGCTCCCAAGAAACGCCAGGAGATTGTTGTGTGATCGTACTGCATTCTGATTTAAATCATACCCAATATAATTTATGTCCAAACCGATGCAACCAATTAGCCTACCGCCCCATCCCATACAAGGATCAACCACGGTTCCGCCATTTGGCAATAATTTTTCATAAACATATCGAGCAACCCAGGGCTTAAAAACCGATACAATAGTAAAATCCTTGAAATGCCTTGTAATTGATTGTAACAAAGAATAAATATTGACAATTTTCTTGTCCCATATTCTCTCGATTGCCATCCTTAAAATTGACTGATTGCCTTTCTCCCAAGCATCAGATATGGAATTATAGTTTTTGTGGGTCGATTGCCAATAATGCGGAGAAAAATTTTTGATTATATCCAATACCTTGACATTGCGGATGTTGGCATTTAATTTATCATCCATATCAAATTTGATATCTTCAGTTGAAATATTATATTTTGGCTGATGAAATCCATATTCAATCAGCCACTCGAAACATTCTTCGGCAGAATCAAATGTCACTTTCCAATTCGAATAATTATATTTACTCTCATTATTAACTCCACCACATTGAATATTGACATGTCCGGGAAATAATACTTTTTTTCTCTTCATAAAAATAGTTGCATCTTTATACATCCACTCTGCTATCTTTTTTACTTGCTGGGTTCCTCCCCATCTTATATAATGGCTGTCATCGGTTGATGATTTCTTAACTCCATTTTTGTTGCAACCAACACCGACCAATATGTCTTCTATGGCAGCCAATGTGTCATGAAAATGATCAGCTATTCTGATATAATAACTTTTTGAGGGTCTATCCTTGCGTTGTTTAACTTGAATTGACCCATCACCATCGAAAATTCCCCGCACAAAGTGTGAATATAACTCCGGTGGTATTGAATTTATTAGATTTTGACTACCCGACTTTTTCCAATCAAGTAAACCATGACCAATTAGATGTGAGCACATCTGTTTAGAATTAAATGACAAAATAGCACTATAATATTTCTTGCCTCTTCTTTCCCTGGTTTCATGTTTGATAGAATCTATCCCTAGGTCGGCAGCCAGTGCTTCTACCATATCACTATCACTTTTCACCAATGAAAATTGCACTCTACATATTTTATTTTTATCACTGCCAACAAGGTGGCCATCTGCAGCCAGAAAACCTATCCAGTAGGCTTTATGTTCAGTATCTATTTTTCCAAAATAATTATGATTCCCACACTTTGAATAATATTTAGACATTAATTGTTGGGTGGATATTATTTCGACGTTATTACTAATCAATGCTCTTTTGATGGTATCGCTATGCACCCCAAATTTCTTGGCAAAATAATTCATTGTTTTGTCTGAACCTGTCCCATATTCTTCTATCAAAATTTTAATTTGTGAATCGATAAGCTTACCCATCTCAAATCCTCCATTTGGTATCTTCTCTTTAATAAATATCATCAATATAAATTTAAATATACTAGCGATAAAAGATATACGTTTACCATATGGTATCTTTCCTTCCATAAATGTGTTATCTTCTGTTTTATGTTTGACTCGAGGTATGCATGTTATATCTATGGGAAAAAGATACCATATGGTATCTTTGAGTGAATGGTATTATGAGAAAATAAAACATACCAAATGGTATTATTGTGCTTATAAATTTTCTCTAATTAAATATAAAAAGAAACCCCGTCGAACATATCCAACGGGGTTTCTTAGTGTAAACTTACAGATTTGTGACCGTGATCGTACCATAATAAAGGCCACCATCCTCGACCAATTTCTTACCGTATCTCGTCATAATACCCTTATTAGGAGTAAATGAGTTCGGATCCATCACTGTTGGGGTGCTCAGAAGTGGAATATAAGGACCGTAAACGTAACCGGTATCCATAACATTTCCACCCTTATAACCCATAAGCACCTTACAGTTCGGGAAGAGCGGATCTTTGTAGAGCTTCAGCTTCGACTGGATGGTACCGGCATTGGTGATACCAATGTCAATTCCGTCTTCGGCGAGAGCGTCAGAACCACGGAAGTCATTGAGCTGCTCATACTTCGAAGCGATATCAGCACTTGTTACGAGCCAGTTGGCTGGGCCACGCAGGGTCGTTCTGTGGATGATATTGGCAACTTCAATGGTCTTATAGAGCAGAGCAATGTTGCGGTCGGTAAAGTTCACCGATGCGCCGGCTGCTGTTGCAAAGTTGTGAGTTGCGCGAATTGCTGCCGCAATAAGTAGATCGTTGATGATTTCACGATCAATCTCAGCAACCATCTCATCAGCCATGAGATCGGTCAGGGTTGCCTCGGCGTCGATATTATGAACCGACTTGAGATCCTGAGCGGCTTCCAGGGACCAAGAAGTCTTGAGCTTACGAGTCAGTGCACTCATGGAGTCACTGTCAATGCTCATCGTAACTTCTGGCTGGAATGGGTTGTTCTCGAGATCGTACTCATAAGAGGCACGAGCAACGAGAGCGGAAACGTCACCAGTACTAAAGGTGACAAGAACAGTACCAGTGCTATGGTCAAAACTGGAGTTATTAACGTCGACCGCGTAAGTGGTCGGGTTCTTAACTGCAGCCAATTCAACATCACCGGATGCATCGAAAGAAACCTGAATCTCGGCTTCTGGATTGCCTTCACAGTTGTCGCCAACGGCGTCTGCTGTATAAAGGTTGACAATAACTGTACCAGCAAGAACTGGCTTATGAACAAGAACGCCAGTTACGGTGCCGCCGGTATTGGTGAGGTCTTCACCGTCCCAACCCTGGCCGCCAACAGTCTGGCTGCTATAATAAGGGTCAAGAGCCCAACCGTTTTGACGGGCGAACTGTGCCGATGTGTTTTGACGCATGATCTGCGTTCCAGCAACCGTTTGGCCCTTGCTGATGCCATAACGATATCTGATGTAGAAAATCAGACTGGCTGGCTGACTCATGGGCTGAACACCAATGAGGTTGTCCGAAATAAGTTTCGGATAAGCCTTGCGGATCAATGGAAGAGCAAAACGAGTGAAGTCAGCAATGTTGCCTGTCTGGAATGCGTCCTCGAAAAGAAGGGACGAGCCCTTGCCTTCCATAGCCTTGTGCTGGTTCTCAAGAAGTGCAGCCATTAGGCTATACTTATTGGATGAAACCTCGGTCATTTTACCAATAACCGGTGCCCAACGCTTCACTGTCTCATTCTTTTTAGCCTCAAGGAGAAGCATTTCGTTCTTAACTTCACCCTTAGACTCAGTAATGGCTTCTTCTGCTTTACCAAGATACTTCATTTGAATTTCTCCTATTCAATGTCTTTAGCAATATCAAGTATATCTTCATCAGCCTCGATGCCAGTTGTTTCATCCACCGGCTTCTTAGGCTGTTTGGGGGATTGGGACTCAGTTAAAGTGCGGCGAGTTGTTTTGGGCTTAGCTTGTTTGACCTTCTTTTTCTTTACGTCTTCTTTAAGGGCCTTCTTCTTTTTGTCTGTCTTTTTCTCTTCAACTACTTTCTTCTCTTCTTCACTTACTACCTTTTTGCCCTTTTTACCGGCTTCAGCAGTTTCCTCGGGCTTAGCTTCCTCACTAACTGTCTTGTTGTTATTGCGCTCAAGAACCTCAAGTGCAATCTTGTTAGCGCGGTTGGCAGCTACCAGTGCTCTCTTCTTGTCTTCCGTTAGTTGAGCGTTCTTAGTTTCCAGCTTATCGAGCTTAGCTCTGAGAGTCTGAAGTTCGGCATCGTCGGCAACTTCGATTTCTTCGGTGATTTCCTTCACCATGCGAAGCTTTGCCTTGGCCTCTCCTTCTTCAATGGCTCTCTGCTGATCCAGACGCTTTTCAACTTGGCCGGATTTACCTTCCAAGAAAAGTCTGACCTTACGTGCCAATTCAACTTTGTACTTTTGGACCTCTTCGACACAAATTTTCTTAGCTTGATCGATTTTAGTCTTGTACACACCCTCGTACTTCTCTTGGATCTGCCCGTCATAGCGCTCAAGTTCTTCGCATAGTTGACCCGCGAGCTCCTTAGAGGCACCAATTTGCTGAAGCAAGCCCTTAATCTTATCCATTTATGCACTCCTTATAATATCACATTATTTTTGATGAGAGTTAATTTCTTTAACATAGTCAACTATTAATCTGTCGCCCAAGAGCAATTTGAAAGGATTTCCATCAACAATTATAACCGTCGGAGTAGTTATAATTCCCTCTACAACTCCCTCGTCCGGTATGTTTTCTTGTGGTTCTTCTGGCTGTGTCTTTTGTGATTTTTCTTGCGCTTTTCTTACCGTTGACTCAATTTCTTTCAACTTGCCAACAATTCCAAGATTCTTAATGACTTTCTTATATGGACCACGATACTCATAATCCCCAATGCCATCTTCAATTTTCGATGTGGAAGTTACAAGTTTATTGTGAAGATGCTTACCCTTGCCAACATATTCATATACATATCGTTCTTTACTATTGATAGCTTTTAATAAATTAGATGAAGCAGACGGTGAGGTCATTCTTGATGGATATGGACTATTATATCCCTCAACAAAGTTCTGGTCCCACTCCATCCTGTTTGGTGATGGTGGATTTTTTATTAATCCATTAAGTTCTTTCATTCTTTGGTCTATAGTTCGAAGCTCTTCTTCACTCTTAGCTAGAGTTTTTCTTTCTTCTAAAACCGAAAGTTCATCAAAATATTTCGAAGGATGAGGCAAAACACTAACAAACATCCTATATAATTTCAATAATTCATCATCATCCCACCCGAGCAAATATGGGCCTTTTTCTGCCTTGACTGTATCATAGTATTCAAGAGGGGCATCTAATTTAGCGATGGTTCCCCAATCAATACCAGATTGCTCCTGTTTCATCACATAGGATGTGAACTTTACAGATGAGAATAGGTTAGCGATGGCATTATTTAAAGCACCAACTTTTTGATTCTTTGGCGCCGAATTATCATCAAGAACTCTCCTGCCATTGTGGGGGGAGAATGACATTCTTCCTTTAACCTCGACAGGTTCAGACATTATTGGTTCAATTGGATAATCTGTTTTACCAACTCTTATTGTGACCTCATCCTGTTTGTTCTTTTTTGCTGTCTTTTGTAATTCTTCTGACTTGTTGTAGGTAAGGACAAAATATCTGCCAGTGCCCTTAATTTTCCACAAACCGACTAAAAGATTCTTCGTAAGAGGAGTTGCAGAATTATGTTCGCCATATCTATTTAAAAATTGCATTGTATTAATACTAGGTGTTTTTTCTGTCGAATTCGCATAATACTCAAAAGTCAAGCCATATAAAAGTTTCAGGCGATTGTAATCATTATCATCACCAGCTACTTCTACTATCTGCGACCACCTGTTTGGATCGCCAGTATGTAATATATCCTTCACTGCTTGTCTTATTGTTGTATCACGAATTCCATATTTTGGCTCGTCAATAGCTATATCTGGCCATAATTCTATTGGTATCTGAGCTAGAGCATAAACATCTATTCTTTTTGGTATGTTCTTGCCTGACCAATCATGATTATCAAATTTCATGTAATCAATCAGATTATTATATGTTCTGATATCTTCATATGGGTCGTCTGCTTTATGATCTATCCATTCGTTCCAATCCATCTCTTTGGGATCATAATTGCTTATATCGACACCATGTTTTTCAAGGAGCTTCTTAAGAAGCTCAAATCTCTGCTTTTGTTTTTGTGAAGAATATTCAGAAATATCATCGCTGGTAATCTTGGCCATGGTTGGCCTGATCGTTGATATGTCTTCTTTGGGAAGATCTTTGGGCCTTGGTGCAGGCTCTGGTTGTGTCGGATTCTCTTCCTCATCTGAATATTCAAATTCTGCCAATTCAGAAGACGTTATTGCTTCCGGTCCAGAGAAAAACGGCTCCTCTTCATCTTCTTCGTCATATCCCCATAATTCACCAAGAGTCTGTGGATCATCTTCTTCACCCTCTTCTTCACCCTCTTCTTCACCAAGCTCTGGGAATTCACTCAACAAATCTTTAAAGGATGACTCATGGTGTGCTGGACCCTTCTCCTTCCAGAGTTCCTCTAGGGACTCCGGGTCTTTTTTCTTTTTTTCTTCATCTTCTATTAGCTGGACGACCTGCTTCATTTCCCAACCTTTAATGATGGTGTTGCTGCGGGTGCCGCAAGTGCTGTAAGTTTCTTAGATTTCTTTCGTTGTGATTTCTTTGACTTTAATTCTAAACGCAAACGCTCTGCAAGTTGCTGAGCTTTGGTCTTTGTCTTAATTTCTGGACGCGCCGAAACCGGCTTTTTTGATTCTGGCTGGGTCGGCTGGGTCGGCTTGGAAGCCGTGGTCGATTTAGAAGCTGCAGGTGGGGGAGGGGGTGGTGGAGCAACCTCAGATTTAACACTCATAATCTTTGCTGGGCCAAATTCATTGGTTCCAGTCTGGGCGATCCATCCAGCTGTTGATGAGCCAATAGGACCATAGGCTTCAGAACCAACAATAATATATTTCCCACCATCTTCTGCAGTTCCAACCTGCTGTATGCGTTTCTCTAACTTGGCACCACTACTACCGGGCTGACCGACCACTCCGCGCCAAACCTTACCTAATTTGTCCATAATATCACTTGGTGGGGTCACTTCATCTATATATTTAGCAAGTTCAGTTGCACCAACATCGGCAGCTCTATCACGAATCTGATTTATGGCCCTAATTGGATCAATTTTCTTTACTATCATCAATTGTCTTATTTTCTTCGGATCGCCGCCGGTTTGGCTAATCCTGCGCATCATATAAAACGCTTTCGATGAAATCATTTCACCATATGGAGATTGTTCTTTGGGCAAACTTGGATTCTCTCCAACCCAATCACTATGCATCTCCATAATCATGTCGGTGACATCTCTAACAATATTATATGTCTTAGCTATGGCCTGAATTTTTGTCTTACCGCTGAATCCCATTTTGAGAGCTTCCCAAAAGCTCTCCTCGAGAACGTCAAAGGTGTCACCCCTCTCAAACATGAATTTTTTGCCATTAGATGAGAATTCGGTAGGGGACGATATTTGATGCTTACCACCAACCTGAATTTTGTCTCCAGGCTCGATTAACATTCTGCCATCTTTGGTGTTTACCTCAAATTCTTTATCGACACCAAAAATCGTTCTATCAACCTGGATGGAATTACCTTCTTTTAATATTACTTTCTTACCATCCAGCTCGACCGTGGCATCTTCTGATAAGACGAGCCGGTCCATGGTTAGTTATCCCTTGAAGTGTTCAGAAATCGCAGCTAGAAGATTCTGTTCAATCATTTTCTTTGCCACAAGAACGCGCTGTTTGGACTCCATAACACTAAGTTCAGCCTCTTTCACTGACGGCTCAGCTACTGTGTCCCAGGTAACAAATCTGTAACCCGGCAAGACTTCGTATGCTTCCTGCATACTTTCTGTCATTGTGGGTTTCATATCTCCAATACCGCGAGATGAAATGCCAACCATTACGCCAGCACGAACAAGAGCGGCAAGCATAGTACCGCATGGCATCGCTTCGAGAACCTCAAGCTCACCAAGAACGTTATTACCTTCCATCCAGACCTTAGTCATAAGATGGCTAACTCTATCCATGTGAATTTTGGCGTCTTGTGGGTGGTCAAATTCACCCATAACTCTTCTTGATTTAATGGCTGGTTGTATTGCTTCTATGGCCTCACTAAGAACAGATTTAGCATATATGCGCCCGTTCTCATTATATGAATCGGCTTTTTGAACAACACCAGTAAGTCGCATAGATCTCTTACCGGTCTTCTCTTCTTTAATTTCTCTGGCTCTGACAACCTTAAATTCAAAATCTTCTTTCAATAAGGACATCCCAACTGGCAATTCGCCAGTTTGGGATACCTTTTGCCAGTCAGCCGCAGTGGTAGTAATCTCAGACATGGCTACCCTCCTATTTTACTCTCTTGAAGGGGCCTTTACCAAATGTTGGCTTCTTGGCCTTGTCTTCTTTTAAAACAGCTGTGCTATCGTCATTCTTTGGTTTTCTCTTGATGGGATCCTTGCCGCCAACTTCTTTGCAGTCGCTATCACTTCCCTTATTTCCTAGCTTGGAATCCTTTTTTAACTTCTGCGTACCAGGAATCTTCCCGCCAAGATTTTTTGGCATCGAATCTTCTGCAGCACCACCAGCGGCTTTTACTCCTTCAGTGCCGCTGATAACGTCTTTATTCTGGATGTCTTCTTTGCCTTCTTCTACGCTGTCTTTCTTTTTAAATGGTTCTGCAGCACCAGGGAATGGCTTGCCTGAATCGTCATCCGATCCACCCTCTGCGTCATCGTCATCCGATCCACCCTCTGCGTCATCGTCATCATCTTTCTCTTTAATGACATCTTCGCCGTCTTTCTCTACCTCTTCCTTTTCCCATGGCTTTTCACCAGATTCAAAAAGATTTCTAAGATCAGAAACAACATCATCCATCGCCTCGGATGCTATTTTTTCCTCTTCGCTATTTGGTTTTTCTGTGGTGCCATAATCATCACTAATGTTCTGGTCTTCAGAGATGGCGTAATCGGCGTAAATATCCTTATTAATATCAGCCGCCAGCATTAAATCTTCTTCATCATCTTCGTCTTCGTCTTCCTCAGACTCTAAACCGAACGCTTCCTCAGCGCCAGGCTCGCCCTCAACACCAGGCTCGCCCTCAACACCAAGTTCACCACCAAGCTCTCCATCAATCTCTCCGCCAAGCTCTCCACCACCAAGCTCTCCACCAAGATCTCCAAGCTCGCCCTCAGCACCGAGTTCGGCACCAAGATCTATTTCGTCCTCTTCTCCGGCCTCTTCTGTAGCATCAATAACGTCTCCAGCACCAAGACCATCAACCTCTTCCTCTTGACCATAAGAAGTAAGAGTATCGCCAGACATAATGCGATCAGCATCAATTATCTCAACCATATTTGTAGAAGCCGCCACCTGATCTGGATCGCCATTCTTGACCCCAGTAACCATATTCTGTATGGCATCGCGTGCGCTCTTTACTCTTGCTAGGTACGGATCTTCGCCCTCAAGAACAACCTTTTGGCCAGTCTTATCAACATCAGCCGCCATCAATTTATCATCTTGTGGCATCTGAATAACATTGTTTGCTTCGATCTCGCCACCCTCGCCACTAAGAAGATCATTGATGGTAGAGGAAGTTTCATCTGATTCTTCCTGCCCAACAGCCTCGCCTTCCATTGATTCTATCTGTTCATTAAACAATTTAAGAAGAACAAGCAAGAATTTAAGAAGGAAATCCTCTGGGACTTTAGTGCCTTCAACAATTACTCTATGTAAAAATTCTTGATAATCATTGTTGAAATCTTCGGAGCGTGAAAGATTAAAAACATCTTCTAAAAGCACTGGATCAGAAGCTACGCGTGCGGTCTTCTCCCAAGCATTGAGGATGTCTTCTCTGTTTGCTTTTGTATTGGTCTTATAAAGAAGCAGAGCAGTGTTTTCGGTAAGAACAGGATTATATTGATTTACAAGAGCCATAGTGCTCTCAACTAAAGTCTCCATCTCTGTTAAATTGAGAAGACTAAATTCCTGATATTCCTTTAGGAATTTAACTGATTCAGCTACGGCTTCCTTGACCAAACTCTTTGAAACCATACCAGCAACATTGCCGAGGAACTTTTGGAATTTCGGTGATCTCCACGCATCCTCAGCAATCAACTTCATTTTCTTGGCAACATTGCAGCGTCTTGTGGTCTCAGTTATTGGCAATATGATTTCAACATCACCAATCTTTGCACCAACAACCTGATTGTCTTCAACAATGACATCTTCCTGCATTGCCTTAGATACAGCCTCAACGATAAGTTTAATCGCGTCTTGTGTAACCAAAGGAGACTCAGTGATAAACTTTCTTCTCTGGCCGTCTTTTGTGGTCACATATCCGTCTGAAGACGCAACAGTAGAACGAAAACGGCAGCTCTCTAATTTTCTAAAAGAGACTTCCGATCCTTTCTCGTCTTCTTTCGATATGGACTCGACAAGATCAACACAGGCGTTATTGAAGACATGAGATTTCTTTGATTCTTCAATGTCAACCTTTGTAACCTTAGAAAAGTTTACACGGCTGCCTTTTGATTTGGCATAATCAGCCATGTAATACTGACCATTCGCATCTTCGAACATGACATTCTTCTGGTGCAAAGCGACCAATGAATACTCCTGGCCGACTTTCTCACCAAGTCTTGCCAATACTTCTTTGATGACAGCGGCTTGGCTTTGCGCAGAATCGTTAATATATTTTATAACTTTTCTGGCATCCAAAGTAATGCTTTTAGACATCTTGATCTCCTTAGTACAGTCTACATGCTATTTTTGAATAAGATAAATCATTTCCGTTATTTTTGAACCAATTATAGGATCAAAAATATTGCAGGAGAACATATGAGCACGGAAGATATAATTACTGAAACTGCCAATATTACTAGAGGCTTAACGAATCGCGTAGAAATTTGCGTTATGAATAATATTGGTATTTATAATTTCAGTACACAAAAACCGAACCAATCAAAAGTTGTTGAAAGACCCCGTCTCCCAACACTCGTTATTGGTGAAGGGGGGTTGGTTCAAGAGGGCTTAGTCCACCAAACAAAATCATCTGGTGGAGATAATCAAAATTTCGGACCCAACCACTACGAACTCATAGAAAACAATAGATACGATCAGGTCAAAGAACTTATTGGGTATATGGGACTAAAAACAAACGACTATCATATCTTAAAAGTCATCAATAAAGACACAGCTGTTGGTGTCACATATATGAATTGCGGATCGAACCAGGCCATCGATATAGATGGTATAGTTTATTCCCCAGACACCGGTCTGGGGGGTTCTTCATTTAGCGAACCATATGAACAGATTGTTAGTGGTGGGAAATGGGAAGAATTATATCAGACAGCAAGAAGTTTTGGTGAATCTGGTAGAGGAACTTTATCTTGGGATTTCTCCTTTAATACCAATACATTTTATAAAATAATACTCAGGTTTGCAGACTTCTGGAATATATCTAGAACAGCAGATATAAATATTAATGACTGGAAAAGAAAAGAAGACTTCGACATTATAGAAAGAGTTGGTGCTCCATTTAAAAGAACAGATCTTAACTTCCGCGTTCCAGTAAATAAAAACAAAATGGAATTATCCATAGTTGGTAGGGGACACCTAAACGCTCTGGAAATTTATAGACTAGATAAGGGAGATGTGGAATTCATAGAAGCAAATAGAAATGATGAAATAGCGAATAAAGATATATATCTGTTTGTGAATAAAACAATAAACATATCTGAGGATAGGTTGGAATCAAGATTCTTGGAAATTCAGAGATCAATACTGCGGAGCAGAAATCTATTCTTTTTCTAAAACACTTCTTGGAACCCTAACAAATTCTTCTTCATTACCGTCTTCGTCAGCCTGTGCAACCATCATCTTCAACAATTTAACAAACTGAGGGTCTCTATCTAGCATCTTTTTAATTTCTCTTGACTGCACTGTCTTTTCTATCACATCTGGGTTTGTTTCTTTACTGGCTGCTTTTATGCCTCTAAATTTATCTACCACTTCATCACCAATTTCGCCTCTTTCTTCCGCATCTCGAACTTCTTCTTTTGCTTTTTCATCAAGCTCTGCATCGGTGTCCGTTCTCACTTCATCTCTCTTCTTTTTCATAAATTCTTGAGTCTTACTAACCAAACCACTACTGGCGGCATCGGCTGCCCGGGCGCCAGCCTCGGATGCGTCCTGGGCTAATCCTTCATTCATTTGGGAGGCTACCATATAAGAATTACCATTAACAATTAAGTGAATGCCATGTTCTTTCTCTAGATATTCGACGAGAGAATTTATATCAATTGATTCTATGTCGATATTCAAACCCTCTACAAATACACTTATTACCTCTGGCCTATCAATAAGAATATCAACCACATCTTTTATGACTTTTTCGTCTAAAATAGCGATCTTCATATTATTTTCCTAAGAAACTGTGAATGTATATTTCGGACTAACAATGGTTTGGCAGTCCGGTAACTTTAAAGTAAGCCGATAATCGTATGTTCCTCTAAGAAATCTTTCAGTGTCTAAAAGATATTTAGTAACATATGGGTTGGTCCTATAACTACCCTGTCTCAGTCCCATCACCATATCTTCTGCGTCTACAATAACATCACATCCAGAATGGGTAATGGTTATAGTTGGCTCGAGAAACGGAATTAATGGCATAATTTGATTATAATTAAAATCATATAAAGGAAGCGGCATAATCCCAACTTCTAACCATCTCTTCTCTCCGGCTCTAAATTGCGAATCCAATGGCTCAAACCCAAGATCTGGTACCATAAGACCATCGTCAGCATACCAGCCATCTGGGAATATCCAAAATTTACCACATTTGTTTATCCACAAAGATTCATCATCTAAGTCCGGCTCTCCAGAAGCAGCCTCATTAAAACAAATCAGATCCGGAATAAAGTGCCAAACATCGATAAAAACATCGGGGGTTGGAAAATCGCATGGAATCTCAACAATAAGACTATACGCCCCATCTACACCACATGGTCCCTCAACCTTAACGGCTGGGAATGGGTATTCAGTAGAATCTGGGTCTGGAAATGGTATCTCCATGACCAAATTAGAATCTTCGACCGATCCCCTATAAATCTTTACTACTCTAATTGCGTATGGGTCGGTTGAAATTCCATTCTTATAGAAAGTCATGTCCAGATTAATATTGTTTCCAACTCGCCCAGACATTCGATTATATACAGGATCCGTAGCAGTCATATTTATCTCCATATACAGAATTGCTAATTATTTTTGATAACAATCCTGTGGTATATTTGATTAGGTCGCGGCGGGTCCAAGCTTCGGTCCAGTATCGGCTGGGGCATTACCTGCTTCTCTGGCTTCGTTTTCTTTTCTCTTGATCTCAACGAACCAATTTAAATAAAATTCCCTCTCCTCGGCTGTCATTGTAGACATCTCGAAGATTGAGAATCCCATGAAATATTTAAGTTGGCATATCTGGGTTTGTAAATATTCCCAGGTATTCTCTATTTCCTCCTCAGACCGTCCGACGAAAAAATGATTCGGTAATCGGTAGCGAGATTTTCATCTCATTACCGCACTCATTACAATTAACAACGATTGTGGTGTCAACTCCCGGACTCTTCTCATCCAAAAATTGTCTTATTTCGGCAGTGTCTGAAGAATGCATTCTCTCTACTAATTTATCAATTTTAAATCTGTCTTTGGATTCCATGATCTCAACAATTACTAAAGACAGGTTCTTTTCAACCACATCATTTAGAGATTCTATTGATTGTACCTGTTTAAATCTTTTGGTAAGTTTACTGACCCTAGCATTGGATGGGCCAATCAACTTCTTGTGCTTTTTATCGGATGTCATTGTGGTAAGATCATATCTTCGTAGCATCCTAATCTTCACAATAAAATCTCTACCAGTGGCCTCAGAAAGATATGGAAGACGAACCTCATATGGCTCTTCATCAACATCACCAATCGGCCCCTTAATGGTAGAAGCTAACTGGTTGAGATCAAATGTGTGATGTTGAACAGAATTACAATCCTCATCAGAACATTTGACAGTAAAATCATATAAATTACCAAATGTGATACCACGCAAATAAAATAATAAAAATGTACTATCACCAACCAAAAGATTGGCCGGATCAAACTCTTCGTTCGGAAATCTAACACAATACTTAAATATCATATCAAGCGCTTGTCCAGTCTTAGCCAAGCGCATTGTGGCTAAAATTTTCTCTGTATAAATGCTCATTGGGCGAACTTGAACCACACCGCCAGGAACCATATCGTCGTAATAAACTCCCTTACTTGGAAGGGTAGTAGATTCCCATGGGACGATCTCGTTATCATCCTTACCCAAAATAAAATCAAGAACTTCTCCATCTGATTTTCCATCTAACTCACCAGAAAAATCTATTTTGTGTTCACCAAATGTATCTAGAGAATCGACACCATCAGCATTATCAGCATCATCAGCATCAAATTTCTTCTTATCAAATCCATCAGATTCAGATTCCGGTTTGAGTTCATCAACTGGCTTCTTTGGTAATGACTGTGGATCATTACGTGGATCATCACGTGGACTATCATTAGGCGTTGGTATATTCTGAGAATTCTCAGGCATATTTATCTCCTTAAATTTTTAATCTAATTTGTGAAATACTGTCTAAGTCTACGTTAAGTTATACTAAAATCCTGTAGATCCTGAAGAACACTCGTAATAATCATATACAAATTCTACTATGAGTGTTTTCAGGCTGTCATCTGACATGCTCAGCTTGGAATGTGATATTCTTTTAGGCCAAGCCCCGCGTATGTATATCGTCCTAGTTGTACCACCAGCATTATCTAGTAGATTTAATACTATCACACCTTTTATGTCGGTTGGTGATTTACCCTCAAACAACCCATCTGATGGGTTCCAGATTTTATCAGTCCATGTTTCAAATTTTGTTTGTAATCCCGATATGTCATAAAATGTTATTTCTACATTATTAAATATCGGCTTTTTGGGTATCTTATATTCTAAACTCATTCCCTGAACTTGGAGAACTTCAAAATCTATAGATGGCATGTTAACATCTAGAGCCATGCTTAGCTCTTTGCGATCGAAACTAACTGGAGCTTGAATGCTGGGCACCCTCCACCTATAGGTACGGTAGACGCCAGTTTTAGCATCTACCGTATCTGTATTTCCGGTGCCATTAATTGTAAAACCAGGCATTGTTTATATACCGACCTTTTGGGCCCTATCGTACTTGAATAATACTGTAACTTCGCAGAGTTCCTCTGCAGTATAATCTAAATTACCCCAATCTACATCATATGGCCAAGCGTGACAGTATTTCCACTGCTCACTTGTGCTGCCATCATTCTTCAACATCTTTAAAAGCACATCCTTTTTATAACTTCTTGGGTGAAGCGGGAGTGCTTCTGGAATGTTATAAGTCGTAGCTTGTAACCATGTATATATTTCGTGTGAAACATCTGGCTGGCTCTCAACATCATAGAATGCACATGTCAAATCATTCCACGAGGTCTTGCCTTCGTGCCAGACCTTCTCTTGGTTGTGGTGTTGTTCTATGGTACCAAGAGTCATTTTGGGTCTGTTGGCAGTTTTCACATACGCCCAAGCCCTACCACCAAGTTCAGGGACATTAAGAATATAACGATATTTTCTACGAGTCTCAACTTTACCATCAGCTTGGGTTTCTGGGTGTGCGCCAGTCCCGCAAATTGAAAAACCAGGCATTGTATTCTCCTTTAACAAATCTCTAATCTATTTTTGATCGTAGGATTATCTATTGTAGTTTGAACAATGTCTATTTGTGCAGCTTAATTTCTTAGTAACTCTACGACCATCATACTTATTTAATTTTTTCATCAATGAGCCACAAATCGGACAGGTAACAATATTTAATCTATTCGCCGAATTTAGCGGCCTTCTCGCATTGCTAGCCACAACTCTACTATTAATATGACCGCAACACATAATATTATAGTGGGGGCGATTATCGCCCCCACAAATTTATTCCTTAGTTGCCTTGTACCACACCGCCAGCTGAGAGGACTTCCTCGGCAGCAAAGCTCTGGGTACTTCTCATTACCACGATATTAAGTATAATAAACTCGATGACCTTCGTCGGCTTGATGAAGATCGAAATCCACATCTCATTTCGATCTCTTCTTTCCGGCGTGTTTGTTGTCTCATCACAAACCACGCGGAAATCCTCAAGACCCCTTCTGGCCTTAATGTCAGCCAAGAAGGATTCCGAAATGGACTTAGCCTGTTCCCAGGTAATTGAGTCATTCTGCTCAAAAACGAACGGTCTCAAAGCTCTGGTCAGATTCTTCTTGATGTAGGACAGAAGCATTCTGACATTTACTCTATCAAGAGCAGAAGCCATGCGCTGTAAAGTTCTCTGGCCCCAAATTGTGATACCATCTTGCGGGAAATTCACAATCGGGTTCACGGCATTGCCAGAACCATATAATAGGTCGCGTTCTGGTAATGTCGGGCTGTATTCAACATCGATCGGAGTGATCAAGCGACCTCTACGCAGACCGGCTGGAGCAAACCATTGCTCTGCAACTCTGGATGTTCTGGCAAATACGGCCAGAGCGTGTCCACTTGGTGGAATCCAGATGTTCTCGCCACTAAACTGATCAAAGATCTGTAACCAGGACCAGTAAAGAGCTGCATAAGAACTATTAATTGCCTGTCTGAGATCAGACAAGAGCATGCCGTTGTGCCAATCAACAACCTGCTGCGGACGCAATCCGTAAGGAGGGTCAACGATATAAAGAACATCACCTCTTGACATGCACATCTGAATTGCTTGGCCAATAACTGCGCCAGAAGAAAATCCAGGAGTTGCAATGAGGTTGATGTCATAAGTCTCAGGATTCTCAAAGGCGAAAATACCGGTCGCAAGAGCCGGATTGCCAATAACAACCCTATCAAGCTCAGTGCTATAGATCGGATCGTCCGGAATACCGTTGGCCTGGCCGTCAAATTCTTTTCCACCGAAAGTGGATGGGAGTCTAACATCCTCACCCAAGGCCGCTGGGCGATCTTCCCAGTTGACAAAGGCGTTGCCATTTATGCCACCAAGAGTGCTTCCTGGATTCAATATGTTGCCAATATATCTATCTTCAGTGCTGTCAAATGAAACATCCTGAGTCTGATCAACAGTCAAACCAGAGCTGTCCTGGACTATGATGGTATATCTACCAGCACTGTCTCCGACGCCCTGTGTAAACACCTCAAGAGTAACAGATAGATTGTCAACCCAAGTTCCAGAAGATGGCGCCACAAAATAACCAACAATGTGCTCGTAATAATCGGAATCAACTGAACACTGGACGCTAAGTGGGCTATCTTCACAACTCAATGGTGTTGATGGATCTAACACCCCCTGTTCTGGGAGATTTGTTCTTGGATCAAAGAATCCATCATAAGAATCCTTGTATGGATATACAATCTCAACTTCCTCAGCGAATCTCAGTGTCTTGATGTTGGACCAGTTAGCAAGCATTTCGAGCGTAAGAAGCTGATTGGTTGGATCGGCCTCGATCACCAAGACGTAATTATCGTCTGTAATCTGAAGAGCGTATGATCTCCAATATCTAACACCAGCTTGAACACCACCAGCGTGGCACTGCAGTGCTACCGTGCTAACTGGTAAACTACTTCCGGTGCTAATCGAAAATTCAACTTCAGTTGTCTCTTCGCTGGCTATAGCATTGATATTGACTCTGTTATTTGTAGAATTGATGTTAAACGGACCAACATCTGTGCCAAGAAGTTTGGCTCTCGGAACATCCCAAGAATACAAGCTCTTACCAACTTCCAAAGACCAAGCTTCGCCAAGACCACTAACTGGATCGGGCATAATCTGCAGGGTTTGTCCGCGATCATCTGTAACAACAGTTGGAACACCATCAATATTAGCTAGCTTGTACTCTTCAATCAAGCTCAAAGCGCCAGAACCCATATCAATTGCATTAAAATCTGTAACAAAGTCATCAATTGTATGGCCAGTAGTAACGCCATCGTACCAAGCATTGGCTGTCATTTGATAATCATTAATAACAGGACCATTTGTGTCTTCTTCTCTATCGACCCAGAAAGCAAAAGTTCTGTTGTCTGGTTGAACTGAGAAGGTAAAGCTATCATTCTGAGAAAGAATTCCAGATGTTACAACAAACTTAAAGATCAAACCAGAAGCGTCATCGCCTGTACCAACCACAACTGGTTCAGATTCACCTGGAGTAACACTCTCAACAATGACGCCCTCTGCTACAACTTCTCCATCACTATTTCTTGTTATCTCATAGGAGGCACCATCCATCGATGAACCGCCAGTTGCAATTGGATCATCGGTGATTAAAACTACAAATGTATCATCAATCACGCCAATGTAGGCATCACTGAGCCCTGCGCCAGTGAAATCTAGAGTGGCATTGGTAGGAGAAGTCGCATCGATGTCGTTATAATCGATACTGGTTATGGCATCATTGTGAAATTCAATTGGGTTCTCTTCAGTTGGAATCCTAAGCGCAATTCGGCCATGATCAATGCCCGAGAATAGCGGGATTCTTCCCCAACCATAACGTTTGGCTCCAGAAATATCAATTGCTATGTTGTCAAGATCTTCCGGCATTCCTTCTTCCCAAGCCACGCCAACTCTCTCAATATAACACTGGTTGCCTTCTTCTAAATATGCTAAAACAGCATAGCCGAGATAACTCTCAGCGAACGGCTCACCGAATGTATCGATAAATTGTTGTGCATTGGTGATGAATGTCGGTTGGTTCAGGGGTCCCTTTTGGGCCGTACCAATGATAGCTGGGCGCAGAGCTCCAAATCCAGTTACCAGGTAGCTTACATCTATTTCGTTAACGTAAACCCCAGGCGACAAATATACTGCCATGACTGTCTCCTATGTCAGATACTCTCATTACAATATTTTTGCTCAGAAGACAGATTTTACATAGTCCCCCCAACTATCCTAATTTCACCTCTGGCCCTCAAATTGGATAGTTGATCGGTATTGAATAGAGAATCCCTCTCCGTAATGGACTTATGTGGTCCAATATGGATTGATCTCTCCCCTACGTAAAAATCTGCGTTCTTGTCTCTCAATTGCAGAATCAATGTTCTCTTAGTCATGTTCTCAACAGTGGTTCTTGGCTCCTCTGCCTTTGATCTCTTCTCTTTTTTAATGTCTCTTTGAGTCAGTGCCCTATCCATTACTATTCTCCTTAGAAATCATCAACTCTATACACGTCAAAAACCTCACCAACGGGTGACTCCTTTATGGTAGCCACCCTGCCCAAAACAGTAGGAGCAATCTTCTCATTAATTGGTAGAGCATATTCCACGGAAAAGCTCATGTTGTAAATTACTTTTGCTCTGTCCTTCGCAACGTCAATATCACTGCTATCGTTAGTTCCTGTATGTTTTATTCTAGCAATTTGGGAATAATGTTCATCTTCGATGGTAAATTCACCAAGGGGATTACTTCTCCTAATTACATAATTATCTATATATTCTGCATCTTGTTTGAACTGGCACCACACATAAACCGAATATTCAACCTTGAATGGCATTGGTCTATAAATAAGCCTTTTGCGTCTCATGGTTTGATCTGTAAACTCTGTCCTTATTGGAACATACGGCGGCGTAAATCTATTAGAATCGAAATTCCATGACATTCTCTGCACTGAAACAACTGGAAGAGAAACTCTTCCATCAATAAATTCTTGAGCCCAAGACATAATTGATCTATCTTGATTGACAACATGAACCGAAGCCACCTTATAACTATCAAGAGTGGGAATTTTAATTCCACTGAACCAATTCTTGAGCCCATCATCTAAAGCAAAAAATCCCCTTGTCGCTACCTCCCTAACTTCCTCTGGTGCATAATTCAATGGAGAATCAGCAACAATGGTTTTCTTCTCAAGACTTGGAACAGTCTTTGGTTTCCTGGTTATAGATAGAGTCTGATCGCCCTGGAAGACAGGATCTTGTGGATTTAAAGATTTGGGTGGTTGTTGTGTAAAATCGTGAATAGGCATTAATCAACCCTCATCTCAGACCAATTCCCAAAACGAAATGTTCCTTTTATGGAAGCATCAACTTTAGCGGCAAATTCTGCTGCATTATCAATTGGTACATTTGTTCTGACTTCCAATTTGGCTCCAGAATCACCCCTACTAATGTGTAATTCACTGTGGGAAGCATCAACTTCATCAAGAATTGGTGATATCTTGTCTGAAATTTCTGTGAGGGCCTTAATGGAATCATTCTTAATAGAAGATTTAATATCTCTTCTGATCACAAAACTTAATCTATCAAGATCATTATAAACTGGCATTAAACCCTCGGAATCAACGATTCATCCTTATTCATGTTCTCAACTGTACAACTTAAATACATCCATCTATATCTATAATTTCCCATGTCTTGAGCATGTAATACTTTAAATCTTGTGGCTTTTATGACTAAACTATTGTGTGGAATTATAATTACATCACCATTTCGTATCATTCTTTCACCAATTACGCCCAACACTTCCGCTCTGGAGAAAGTAAGATCAAATTTGTTTGGGGCATCAATTCCAAATTTTGTCAGCGTCACCTCTGGGGCTGGCGGCGCGAAAAAAGCCTTAAAATCATAACCAGCATAATACGTTGGATCAGCATCTTCATTCCAAGTCTTATCAAACTTATTATCCTCGGTACGTGGAATAACCGTAACCCAGGCGCCTGAGATTCTTATGTTTTCAAGAGCATAGCGCTCGGCTGTTGCAATGTCAGGATTATTGTGATCATATAAAGCATGCTGCGGATTTAGTTGATCATTTGGTGACCTAAAGTCCGGCACCGAATCAATGGTACTAAATCGCTGAGCTGGATCAAAATTATGAATTGCCATTATTCAATCTCTGGTATTGGGCCGAACACTTCTTCATAAGCGCTCTTGACTTCTGATTTTTTGTCTGCATTTGATCTTAGCTTCTTCTTATAGAGAAGAGCTTTGATGGTGCCATCTTTGATGTCACTTTCTCTGAGTCGATGGTAAGTTTCTTTAATCTCTTTTGTCAAATCAGTCACATATTGGTCTGGCATTTCATCTGCGCCACCAACTGGTTCTATCTGTTTTGCTCTCTCCTCAATAAGACTAAGAAATTCTTCAAGAGCAGTTTTCATCTTATCCGTGTTGTCGGCTACATATTTTGTCACTTTATCCATTATGCCAGAAGCTTTCTTGATTTTAACATCTCCAGTCGTATTACCGGCCTTATTTGCCTCATCTTCAACATTGACCATTGTTTCTTGGGCTTTATCAAACAGCTTAAGAACCACATTTGTCGGGCTTGGATAATTTTCAATTAACCACCCTATAAGTCTATTTAATCTTTCCTCTTGTCCAGTATGTTTTGCTAATTTTTGTATTGCCCTCAAAGTCTTCGCTATTGTGTCAGAAATCGGAGTTGGTTCCATCGACACCAAGAAAATAGCAGCACCAAGATAATCACCCTGCATTAAATTCTTAATCACCATGGACAAATCGGCTGTGAAGTCGCCAGCGATTGGGATAAATCCAGCAGCACCAAAGAGAACTTCAGTTGCGGTGTCTACTAAATCAAGCGCGTCTTCATCGATCGTTTCATTCTGCAACATTTCTTCAACCAACAAGACGTCTTTGTCTTCAGTTATGATGTCTAATCTCATTGACAACTCCAATTGAAAGTAAAAGCGGAGCATTCTTCGCCATCGGAAACAGATGTCCCATCTTCTAAAATCACCCCGTCTGCCCCTTCTCTGAGGATTTTATACCAATCTTCGGTACAGTCCTTTGGACATTTACTCGATGGTGGTGGTCCGTCCGGCAATATGAACCATCTATTGGCCATATCGTGTATGTAATATAAAGTAGCATCGGGTATTAATTCCATTGCTTTATTAAGTGTTACATAGGAAGCCTTACATATATCCTGGTAATTATTATATAATGTAGTGACGTCTGAATTGTACTGATAATTAGAAATATGGGTAACAACAGAAATAGGTTCACATCCTGGGATTAGGATGATATTTCCTTCATAAATCCTAAGCCTATTTGATATTTCAATCGTTCTCATTTTCCACCATTATCTTGTCGCCAGCTTCTAACAAATATTTAACACCACCAAGTATAATTTCTGTGGGCTCAGTGACAGTGTATTCTTCTTTTTTCACCTTTTCGGGTAGTTTCCCAGTTTTGGTCTTTGCAAAATCTTTAACGTCTTTCTTCTTCATCGATTTCGCCGCCTTCTTAACCGATGGTGACGCTTTTTTCATGGCCTTTGGATCTTTTTGGGCTTTCCTAACCATTCCAAAGAATCGTTGTTGAGATTTGCTCTTCGATGGCATTAGATCATCCCCATTATCTAGCAATAAAACCAAGAGGCTCACCAAGACTTATTGCCAATTCAATTATTTTTTCTTTTTCTTCTTTTCCTTCTGTTACAAGAGCATCGCCATCTAAATTCATAGTTCCACCATCTGGCGATGGGACTATGATCTTGCGCCTAGTGTGACCTATCATGATCTTAGCTTCGGCGATAAGTGCTCTTGTACAGACTTCCTTGTGGCTTGGTATTTGGAAATCATCAACAGAAGGAAGATAACGCACCACAACCGGGAATGATCCTTTAGGAGTCGGCTTTAATCTAATCTTGTTGTTTCCAGTTACTTCCCAAGTTCCTTCTGTACCCAAAATTCTCTGGGAAAATTTACGATAAGATTGAAGAAGATGATAATCAGTTAACATGTTTTGGATACCAGTTATATTTCCTATATTAAATAGAAACATCTCGGCGCCAAATATGTCTTGAATCCTATTCATTATTGGATCCCAAGCCACATCTCTGATCCAATATGCATCTGCTGGTAAATCATATTCTACGACAAGTGGCTGTGTATAGAAGTATGAATATCTTTCCTCAAGTGGGAAATATTGGCATATAAAGTCACCAGTAACCCTGAGCATCTCCTCCATTTGATCTTCGGTCAATTCTACTCGAACATTAGGATGACCAAAGTGATGGAGCATGCGCAATTTGAGCGGGTTGGAATCTGCTTTCAATACATGTGGTAGATCCCCAGGACCAATAATAGCCATATTATATCTCCACAATTCTCTATAATATATTTGATAAATACACATTGGGCGTAGGGGGAATCTTCCTACGCCCAATCACCAATGATTATCTATTCAATAATTGCTTTTTCAACAATTGGTTGTACTGGCAGAGTCTTCTTATCAAATTTCAATTGCGACTCAACCATTGCTTTAAGCTTATCTTCGGCAACCTTTGGAAGCTTAGAATCAGAAACAAGACTAAGAATATGCTTCATGGCAGTAGCCATCTTCTGTTCATTAACTGGTTTGTCTTTTTGACCATCCGCCCAGCTATCGGCATAATTAATACCCTGCTTAACGTATGTTCTTAGAAGAGTATCTATGACAATATTTTTGTCGATGCCCAGCTTACCAAGAAGTTTCCAAACAGCAGCTGAGATCAAAAGAACAAGAATTGGACTAACAATCTTTAGTATCAAGCTGGCCAATTCACCAATTACCGGCATCCATGGGTTTAATTTTACAGCTTCTGCTGCTTCATCTGCGCCAAAAGCATAGCAGCAACCAATCATCAAAACCATTACAAAAGCCATAATCTTCTTCATTTCTTTTCTCCCTTTTCTTTCTCAGGAACCGGTATCAATTCCTTAAGAAAAGTTTCCAACGACATTTTTCTACAACCCCGAGGAATCTTCCTCACAATTTTGACTTTATAAGATCTGCTATTAAATCTTTTACTACTGCAGAGGCGCTCCATAAAATAAAGCATATAATTATCGTTGGCGCTGGAAGGAGAAAAACACCTATCTTCTTCATCGCTACAGCTTACAAGAAGATATCTACGATGAACAGCCGCCTCGGTTATTAATCCGCCATCTTTTTCTTCGGATTCTTCAACATCGGCCTCTTTTTCCATCTTATCTAGTCTGGTGTAATAGTCCTTAATTTCCCAGAGATGATCCAAGGCAATTTCGGCAGCTATAGCCTCGTTATCGGTGTGTTCAAGCTCTACCTTTATTCCGATCTTGAGTTGTTCTTTTATGAGATCAACACTGACGCCATGCTTCTCAGCAATACTTTCAATTGTGTGTTTGTCGGCTTTCCCGCCAGGAATGAGGTCAATCTTATCTCCCTCTTCAAGGAGATAACGCTCGCCATTAAGCATAATTTCTACGGACTTAGAAATTGTTTTCATTATGGGAAGCTATATCCTGTTTCGCCAAAGGTGAAGCCCATGTAATCAATACGATAAATCTCATCAAGATATGGGCATGCAGCCTCAAGACTTGCTTTCAGATCGGCAACTAATATTTCGAGTTGTGGATCAACTGTCTGGCCTTGGGGGTGTAAATATTGGGTACCCGTATAACCCTCTACAACCTTGCCTGGAGTTCCATCATATCCATCGCACTCCGCATCTGTATATGGAGCATCCACATTAATCTTACTGGCTGGTTGGAAATTTATTAGTCCCTCTTGTAAATCCCACCCAGTGATCGTCACTCTGGCAGGATTTTGTGCAAATTGGGGGGTTGCCAAGACAGCAGGGACGCCATTAATATTAATAGAGGTTGGGTTGGCTTCAATATAGTCGGCGATGTCGTCAGCTACAAATACGGCTATTTTCTCTATTGACCTCATATAAGTACGTCTTTTATTACATTCCCTGTCTGGCACTATTCGAGCATACACAGTGAATGGTATATTCATCTGATTCTCCCACTTGGTTTCTAAGTATATATTTGCTGAGATAAAAGAAAGGGCGCAGGATTTCCCGCGCCCTTTCCAAATGCATTGTTTCTGTTCAACCTAGTTTGCGTCACGAGTCTCCTCTTGGAGATCGTCACAAACACCAGCGGGGCTCTTCTCAATGTAAATGTCACGTCTCTCAACAGTGAGTCTGAGAGGCATGTGAAGATCATCAACACCGTCGTAAACCTGCTGCAAGGTCTTGGTACGTTCGCCGGCAGGTGTCCCTGAATCATTACCACGGACGTAGCGAACAACTGGGTGACCATAGCGCCATGCGTCAGAAACTGATGCAGCATCCTTAGTCTCAAGGGTTCTAATTTCCTGGCTAGGAGCAATTACCTGTTTCGGTCTGAAACGACCCATGCCCTTAATTGGATCGTGCCTGTCTTGGTCTGTCTGCGCTCTAACTCTGCGAAAAACAGAAATCTCAGCATTCAATGGTTGTGCCTGCGGTCCGGCCATTTCTATCTCCTTTATACAATGACCACTTGTTATTATATTTTTGCTTGAAGCTATCCCTAAAATACATCGGCGGGGAGGTCCCTGAGAACCTCCCCGCCGATGGAATATTGCAGCAAATATTACCTATGTCTTCAAATAACCCTTCTTCTCCAGGTATTTTTCAATGGCATCAAGATTCCCGGAAAGCTCCACCTTCACATTGTCGTTATCGCTAAACTCTGGGGGCTTGCCCTTCTTGCCAAGACTGCTGTTGTAAAGATTGAAATGCTTCCATTTAGTACCGTCATCTGAGACAATACAGAAGGATTCTATGGCTATCTTCTGATCGCCAACATCCATGTTGCCCTTCTTTTTTGACCTAAACAAAACACCAGAATTGTCAAGATCACGAATATCGAACTTCACAAGAGGCTTCTTTTTCTTTGCCTTTTTCTTATTAACCGGTGATTTCTTTCCTTTGGCATCCATTGTGGTACTCCCTTTGTCATCCTCATCCAATAAAAACGTCCGATCCTTATGTATCAACCTCTTCTCGCCCGTGCGAGTGTTTTGGATCTCGATTACATTCTTAGTTCCAGTAGAATTCTTGAGCACTTCATATAAATCATCCTCTCTATTTCCCTCCTCATTGTGAATTCCAATCAAATCCAATTTAATCACCTTTGTATTTTAAGATTGCCTTGATTCCTACTAATTTTATAACACAATAGTTAAGGTGTCCTCAAAATACTTAGAGAGGTATTCGATGGATAGAATTGTACTGTTTATAGACTTTAAAAACATCATGTCAACAGAATATCAGATTGACATATTCCAGATTCCAAACGTAATCAATGACCATTTATTTAAAATAATAGGAAATGATGTCAGGATAACCCGTAAGTATGTGTTCATTTCAACACCGGCAACAGAACCGCAGTCGCAGTTCGCCGACATGATGGTCCAAAACAAATTCGATGTCATCGCTCTCGATTATATGGATAAAGCTATCGATGTTGCCATGACCACCAGGCTTATTTCGGACGCATATAAAGACATCTATGACATTGCGGTAATAGTGTCCGGAAATATCGCCCTATATCCAGCCATTAGAGAAGTTAGGGCCTCCGCTGGAAAACAGATAATGATATGTAATTTCCAAGACAAAATAAGCTCAATATATAAAGAAACAAATTATGAAACCGGCCCGCTTGATTTCGATATATTCTCTCTAGATGCCGTCTTAGATGCCATTGCTAACAAAGTAATTGATGGCGAAATTAATTCTAAATCAATAATGGAAGAGGTAAAATCTGAATTCTTTGATGGAAATTTGGATCATGATAAAATTGACCTTAAGAAGTATATGACATATTGGTCAATTAGAGCACGATTCCTACAGGTATTCCAAGAAACGATGGATGAAAAAGATCAAGATGTAATAAGAAAAATGTTCGACAAACTTAATGACTTATCGTCTGAACACCAACCAGGCCACATAAAAGCTCTCAATAAGAAATGGCACCCAAATTCATGGGAAGACGAAATAAAAATGGTGCCAAAGGTATGGTAATTATTGTTCGTAATACAATCTAATACTCTTATTCCCAAGAGTAATCAACTCATTAAAATCAACTGTGATAACCCCGGTAACTTCTCCGACATCCTTCTGTGGCAGAATATCATCTGCTGGGCTAAATATATTTACGAATTTTACACCATTAATACTCATAATTATATCATAAAGCGCACTTACATATAATGGCTGTCCCATGTTCCATTGCGTAAGGTCAAAGAAAGATTCGACCGCACTATCGACTTCTTCCTTGATGGAACCGGCATCAGAGTTTTTATACATCGCAACAACCATATCAACATCAACCGGCAAAATATCTCCGTCATCAACTTCAACATCATCTGTCAACACATTAAATTTATTGAGTTTATTTCTCAGTCCATCCTTTAGTCCATTGTTTGGTTTTACTGGCGCTCCACCCTCACCCTCGGCCAAAACAAAAACCCTAACAACATTAGCATTTATGCTAGTAAACACAGTAGCTACTGCTTTAGCTATGCCACCATAAACTGGATGTTTAAACGCAACAGAAAGATCTACATAATCATCTGCAGTTGCGATATTTTCGTGTGTGGCCCATTGTCTCGGAGCTCTCTTTTTTGCGTCTTCTTGAGATTCCTGATCATAACCACCAGATGAAGGAATGGTATTTCTAAATAATACCGGAACAGGGGCCGTAACTGGGTACTCTGGAGATAAATTTTGGGTAGTACTGATAATACCAGTACCTATTCTACCCCTTGAGCCGCCACCAACTCTGTACCGAATCTTGGCAATTTGACCACTAAGCGGAGATCTGCCATTAATATCATCACCAAATACTATAGACATTTGATTATCAATTATATCAACACGATATACGCGATCATTTGCTCCATATTGCTCTAGGAATTTTACTCTGGTCCATCTCACATCATCAATGTCTATAATGATCGGCTCATCTATGATGTTATCATCTGTCACAACAACAACCTGGTTTGGGCCGCCAACTAAAGTAAATAAAAAATCTGGCTGAAATCTTCCTTCTATTCCCCACCCAATGACAGCAAATTTCTCTGCTGGAATTACAATATCAGAATTCCAATCATATGGAGCAGCAAATAGTTCGTAAGTGACAGCATCGTTGTCTGGGCCAGTCAAATTAAAAATTGTCCCGGCAGAAATATGAAGATCAGTAGAAACTGGAGAAGTAAGGTTACACATTATCTGCACAGTGGCTGGGGTTTGTCTTTGCATTTCCTGGCCAATTAAATTCAGATGATTGACTATGGCAGAATTGCTTTGGCTGGTTGGTAGAAATGCCTCATTTGATAGAATATCGAGCCTTTGTGCCAAAACAGACCCAACATAGCAAACTATCTCTGCAACCATCATAAACCCATTATTCGCCACAAAATCATTGAACTCATCTCTATAATAAGTTCTAACATATTCAGTAATCGCCCGCATTAATGTGTCAAATTCCAGGGCTGTAAAGTCAATGTTTCTAAAACTTCTCTCGGGAAGCTTTACGCCAAATCCTTCTGGATCAGCCGGTGTGCGGAAATAATTTTCGGACATTATGCTGCCCCCTCAAATATAGGCAGATCAAGATTGATCTCAAATATCACATCCGGAGATTGGATCAAAGAAAACACCATAAAGATATCTAGCCTATTGTCATCTACTTTTAATCTTATTTCTAATTGATCAACACTAACTCTTGGTTCATTGATGCTTATTTGTTCTCTAATGTTGGCTTCCAAAATAATCAGAGAATCATCATCTAACTGCTCATATACATAAGTTCTGATTCCAGCACCATAGTCTGGTCTATACACTCTCTCACCGGGATTTGTAAATAATAATTGCAAAATGTCATTTTTAATAAGCCTTGTGCCTATCTGTTTAGAAAAGACATTTTGTATGCCACCAGTAAATGGATAATTAATACCAAACCAATCACTCATTTTGCCACCATATCTATCTTAATTAGATCATCAACAATTGCGGCTACTTGTATCGTCTCTTCTTCGTGTTGTTTGATTAGCACATCAAGTTGAGCTTCATATTCTAATTTCTTAATGTTTATTTTGTCTTCTAATTCCTTGTCATCAAGAATCACCACTGCACTTAATGCCTTATTCGATTCATTTATATTCTTTTGAACACTTTCTATGTTTATTTCTATGTCTTCTATGTCCTGCCTAACTAATAAATATTGTTGTTCAAGTTCTTCTTTCTTATCATAAACATCTGAATTAAATTTCTGGACATCTTCTTCGTCTAGGCCTATGGCATCCATATCTAATTCATTTAAGTTGTGTCTGTGCTCAACTCTTTTGCCTCTTGGAATTCCAATATTTTCTCTGTCGTCTTCTGCAAAATCTAAGATGTCGCCCTCACCATATTGTTTCTTGCCAGAATTTGCAATGCTGTTGTTGGCTTCGTTTATTGTATAAACAAGATCGCCATAGGTCTTTCTTCTCGTCTTTCTACTAATCACCGGAGCCGGAAGTGGTTGTAATTCCTCAGCAACCGGAATTTTTATTATAACATCATTGCTTCTTGGTGGATCATTATTCGATATATACCAAGTAATATTGGGAGTATCTTCTATGCTCCCGAACAAATTATATAAACCTGTAGGGTATCTAATAATCATTATTCACCATTAGTAGGTTTGCCATTTATTATAAACCTAAATGTTGGCATGCAGAACCATTTCTCTTCGTCCGCATATTGAATTATCTTGGGCCATGATCTCATAAATCTATCTGATTTAGCAACTGCAGCAAAATAAATTGGGCCATTGATGGCTGGGCCCACCAATTTTGTCACATCTAATTTCCATTGCTCGGTTCTACTATCAACTTCTCCAATTGAATACCAATAATTAAAGTCAGCACCAACAGATGGCGGTGAATATGAATATATTATATTAAAGACTATATCATTGTCTGATTCTTTGTTGGTCAATATATCCAACTCTAGTGTGTTTATGCCAGCTGTGTTAATGGAACACCCGCCCCTAGTTACTATAATCAACTCAGATATTTGCAGTCCACCAAAACTTCCCTCGATAATTGGGGCTTCATCACATTCAATTCTAGCTTCTTCCCAATTGACATAGTCACCAGTGTTTAAAACATATCCGATTGACTGATAACAGTCAATCGTACTTTCTGGATCCGGAGGTGGTGGTGGGGGCGCTGGGGGTGGCGCTGGGGGTGGTGGGTCTGGTATTTCCACATCGCCTCCGTCGTATCCTGGCGTGTTTGGGTTGCCAGGACCTGGAGGTAATGTAGATGGATTGCCTTCGCCGCTTGAATTTGGTGCTCCTGGGGCGCCCCTAATAGAACTAAGTGGTGCCGTCTGAAATGGTTTATTGCCAGTGTGCTTCCTGCCACACACTATGAATCGCTGCTCATCTGGTCTCAGATATGTGTTATCGGATGGCGGAATTCTAATTGGGTGTGGAACTCTTTCTGTCGGACACACCTCGCCGTCATGTGGACTGGCTGTGCCGACTGGATGGTCGCCAAGAGACGATCCATATATTATGTGGGCCTGAGAACCAGGGCCATTGATGGCATTAATCTCCGGAGCATGTATTGGAACCTGTGTTCCAACCTTACCAGGACCAACAACCCACTTAGCGTCTCCGGGTCCCTTTGTTACGTGTGGGATACTTTTTGACCAGCTGCTTGTTTGTGACTCAGCCTCAATACAGTGACTCTCTTCTGCATAATTGGTAATTCTCTGAATGGCATGTTCAAAAATGTTCTTCTTTGACTTCACCTTATAATCGTCACCAGACCAATGGTGAGTTATTCGATCAGATGATCCCTTGACGTCTCTGTCGGCTCTCCAAACAATATCCTTTAAGGCTCGCATTTCAATATTTTCATGGGCCTTAATCCTGAAATTCTTTAATGTATAAAACTCAATATCGTTTACGGCATATACCTTAATCTTATTACAAAGATTTTGCATGATTATTGTGTTTGGTTCAGTGTGTTTTGTCCAAATACCAGCTGCGCCTTCCCCTTTTTCGTCAAAAATGAGCCACATTGCCGGTATGGGGTTGGTGCAATTTGTGTCGCAGCATTCACAGGAGTGTATTACAATAGCTTTTTCATCATAAGTCATAAACAAAGAGCGCTTTTCTTTGTCTTCTATGATAGCCCAAGTCTTATGTCTGCAACCGGGTTTGTTACCGCCACCAAAGAGTCTCGTGCCCTGGAACCCAGATTTGCTTGCTCCTCCTGAACCCTCTTCGGGGCCATCGTCACATTCAAAACCGGGATTTAAACCTCCATCACGAAATTCAATACCCTGCTGCCCAGCTGTTCTAAACCTAATAAATTCATTATAATCATCAATAGTTAAACAATTGGCGTGCTGTTCTGGATTGAATCCCCTTACTGGAGTTCTAGCAAACTCGTTATCCTTCTTCCATTGCCATGGTTCTGATACTGCCTTGTTGACGGCACCACAAAGGATAATATATTTGTATCTATCATTCATTTCCAAGACTTGCGATCGTGGTGTATAAATCGCAAGTTTGTCCATGTCGTCTTTTTCGTTGAACTCAATGCCATACCCAAGCTTTTCGCCTCCAGCCTTTCTTTTTCCTTTAATTAAAAGACCATTGCCGTGAGGTACGTCGTCAGATTCTGCTTGTGTTTTGTCAGACCCGCGATCATCGAGAACAAACTTAAATCCGTGTCTGGTGATAAATCTTATTTGTCTTGCATCTTGATTTTGCCAAAACTCTTCTTCACTATCTTCTTTACCACCATATTGATCTTTGTTTAATTTTTTATACTTGTTATCAGAAGCTTCTTCAAAACCAGCATCCATTATTTGGATTAAATGAGCGCCCTTACTTCTCATTTTCATCCAGCGCTCATCAAACCCCGATTGTGAGCCCTCATTAAGAACCCCAGCAACCCACGGGTCGCTGCCTCGAGCAGTTTTCCATCCAACATCACGCATCTCATAAAAGTGACCACATCTGGTTCTCATCTCAATACGACGCTGGTCTCTGTCTTCTGGAGACTGCTCAGTAAAGTGCTTCATGTAATACTTGGTTCTGTCTCTTTCTTTATCCTTATCCGATTCCCACTTTCCATCAAATTCTTTCTTCCAGTCATATCCAACGTCACTAAATATTATAAAATTGCCATATTTAGAGTACATAACCATATGCTTCGAATCTGGCTTGTTCTTTTGTGGGACATCTCCTTCTTGTAAATCTCTTTTAGAGACAGCATCCCAACCTGGATCGGATGGTTTTTCTTTGTGTTCATCTGGATAGAATCCAACTGAATTTACAAGAAAACAATGGCCATATCTATCCTTAAAGCCAAGACTCATTGGTCTTTTGTCTTTTGGCAACCATGACTGTTCGTAGTCAACTGGGGTTTCTACTATCTTCTCACCCATTTCGTCTAAAACACCAGGAGATGGGTGGTGATAAACAGAGTCAATAGGGTATCTTGCTCTTCTGGTGGCGTCTGCAGAACCAATAATGATTGGAGAATAGGGGTGGTTTGTCTCGAACAAAACAAATACTACGTCGCCAATTGCATAATTGTTAAAAGATCCACACTGCTGCCCACCAAACCAATTCATTTGAATTGCCCAAGGCAATTCTTCTGGTGGCAAATTAAAATCATGAAGTTCCGGAACTTTTATGCGAATTCTACGGAAATTGAGGGGGTCATTGGTTTCAACAACAACGGCCCTATATAAGCCCTTAAACTTACTAAATAAGCCCTGAACGCTTTGTTGTCGTTCTGCGGTGAATCTACCAAATAGATTCTCTAGATAATCATCTTTCATATTTTATTAACCATGTATTATATCATCTACGACAGATGGTTTGGGTATGGTGATAACATCACCCTGCTTAGGCCATCCTATTGGATTTAATGGAGCATTATAAATTACTATTATCCACGAATAATATGGGGTATTATAATATTCTTGGGCTATCAAATCTGGCCTTCCGGCCAATCCTGGTGTTATTTTCACATTTATTAGATCTTCTGGTGTTAATGATTTAATTTTCTCATTGGCTTTATATAAACCAAACGATTCTTCATCTTCCCAAAAAATACGTTCAGAATTTATGTATCGAGAATAGTGTGGAAGATCAAATGCCATAATTAAGCCCATTCTATGGGGACAACGACTGGTAGGCGTCCGGAATCGTAATTCAGATCTTTTAGTCTTGGCTTCTCTGGTGTAGAACCAACAAGAGTAAACAACTTACATTCTAACATAATTTTAGTATGTAATGGCCAATAATTATTTCCAGACCCAACATATTCTCTAGAATATTCTATGCCGACATTCATCAATCTAAAAGCCGCCACCTTGCTGCTAGTTGAATCAACTATTTTCCATCCACTAACAAAGATGAACGGAATTTTATCTCTAACACCAATGCCGCTAACGTATAGATGTCGTTTGATTTTCCTAACCTCATTAGATATTGTTTCCTGATTCCATTTACCCCACATAACATAATTTAATTCAATATTTATTTTTCTGGCCAGTGCGCCTTTCCATAGCGCGAATTCTTCATAACCATATCTCATATCTTCTTGCCAATTGGCTTGTTTTGAATCAGTAGTGATTTTGGGTGGAAATTGTAGATCTAAAAATTTGGCTGGTGGAATTTCAATCTTAAAATGATCTTTTGCTTTTTGATCATAAGAAAGAGAGGGCAATTCACCCAAAGAAGATTTTTGTGCTGGTAAAGGCATTTTTTAGTTACCCCAAATTGTAGATGTAACTTCATCGCGTGCGGGATCATTTCTATTATATATATTCTTGCCAATCTTTTTATCAATACTATCAAGAATACCAACCTGATCTTTATTGATAGAAACCATTTCTTCAAGATCTTGAAGACTTTCTTTATCAATCTTAACAACATTAGCACTGCCGCCGATCGCAGACGTTGCTGCATGCGTTGCTTTAGTCCCAGCAGCGGCACCGGTGGGAATTTCTGAACTTGACATGCGGTCACTTGCAGAACCAGCCCTATACATATTATATAGCGTTCCAAGTGGAGATATTAGGGCATTAAATCCAGTTTTTGCCCAGGATGCTGCTTTAGATCCAACAGCGACAGTGGCAGAAGCCATGGACGTTACGGCAGTTTTTGCCCAAGATGCTGCTTTAGATCCAACAGCGACAGTGGCAGAAGCCATGGACGTTACGGCAGTTTTTGCCCAAGATGCTGCTTTAGATCCAACAGCATAGGCAGCAGAGGCCATGGACGTTACGGCAGTTTTTGCCCAAGATGCTACTTTAGCCCCAACAGCATAGGCAGCAGAGGCAGCAATAGAGCTGGCTTTATACATATTTAATAACATTCCCAGCCCATGTGAGGCTATGGATGTTAGAGCAGTTTTTGCCCAAGATGCTGCTTTAGATCCGAGATCAACAACAGCAGAAACAGCAATGGAGCCAGCTTTATACATATTTAATAACATTCCCAGAGCGGGCCCATGTGAGGCTATGGATGTTAAAGCAGTTTTTGCCCCAGATGTTGCTTTAGATCCGAGATCAACAACAGCAGACGTCGTGGTTTTTGTTGCTTGTTTCAATTTTCCTGCTGTATCTTGCGCTTCTTTGGCTCTCTCCGCCTCTTCTCCTGTTATCTTCTTGGCTTGTTTTGCTATCTTTTCGTCATTTTTTAACACTTCTTGAACAAATTTGTTTTTATAATCAGATGATTTTTCTAAATAATCAACGTCAGAATTGCCGTGTTCCTTGAATTTAGTAAATACATCATTTGCTTTTAGAACTGAAAGCTGTTGCTCCTTGTTTAAACTTTTAAATATTTTGTTTTCCTTGAGGGCCTCACTATTCATGGTTACCAAAGACTTTGTCCATTTCATGGCAGCATCGTTTAATGCCTTTCCACTTAAATCAGATTCTTTTGCAAATCCAGAATCTTTGGATGCTTTAAACACTTTACCAAAAAGTCTTGAATATTCTTCGCCAACTTGCCCCTCCAATTTCTTTCTGGTCGATGCTTCATCAAACTCTTCGCCTCTCCATTTCGCCATGGTTCTGAGCTGGTTGAGTTGTGTTTCTATTTCTTTGTTTAAATCAATTTTCTCAAAGCTTTTAGTTGCAGGATCATAATATTTCTTACCAAGATCCTGCAAAGCCAATCCCATTTTAGACAGTGGTTCTTCCGCTATTTTCGATCTTTCATTTTTTAATAAATCATTTGTTTTCTGGGCGATGTCGTTTCCCCTATCAAGAGTGGGCTTGGTCGCTTTTGAGATTGCTGCCAATTCATCAAGACCACCTTTCATTGATTTGTGAAGATTGGTTACGCCATCAAGTAATTTATCTAATCCAGCCTCCTCTGTCTTTGCGGCACCTTTATCTCCGAAAACTGCACGCTGCATTCCAGCTGGGCCGCCCAAACCAACCAAATTTGCAAGCCACATAAGCTTATTTGCAGCCTCTGCGATGGGGCCCAAGAGATAATCTTGAACAAAACCAGCAACAGATATGATTGCTTTTCCAAAACCCCACATGGAAAGTATTAATTGACTTATTGGATTATACTTAATAAGTGGAGTGATTAAATAATCAATAATTAAACCGCCAATTTTATATATTGCTTCCCCAAATTTCCACATCATTTCTATAAGTGGGGAGACTAAATTAATAAGTGGGGTGATTAAATAATCCTTGATTAGACCACCAACATATAGCACTGCTTTCCCAAAATCCCACATCAAACCAGCAACCCATAATATTGCTTTCCCAAACCCAATCGCAAAATTCATAATACTGCTAGCGACCTCTATCGCCGCAGGAATAATTTGTTGTTTGATTATCCTGTAAGCCTCTGATAAATAATGTTTAATGCGTTCCATGGCTTTTGGCTGAGAAAGAGCGGTGATCCATTTATTGGCGCCATTTATGAGTTCACCAAACCACACATTTACTTTTTCAACCCAACCAATCGCTGTGTTTCCCCAGCTATTAATGTTGTCTTTGTTGAATATCTTTTCAACAAAATTGAAGATGGCAGCAAATAAATTTTGAATTTTTTCTGGAATATCTTTAGTAAACGCCTTGAAAAAATCTATTCTCATAAATTGAAATTTCTGAGCCAACTTCTCGAAAACACCCATTATTTTATTATAGACTATTTCATACATCATATTTAGGTTCTTATTGGCCTCAGCAAGCATCTCCCCCCATTTCCTGATGGCCGGATACTTCTTTCTAAATTCTTCTATGCTTTCCAATGCCTTGAACGTAGCGGCATCCAAACCATACATGTCTCTCAATATTTCTGGATTCAATCCCGGCAGCATTCCATCTAGGACTGTTCTCATCTGCCCAAGGTTAGATATCAAAGTCTCCATGTTTTCGCCAGCGCTCTTATAAAAAGCGTCGGAGCCTAAAGAAACAACAAATTTCATGGGATTCCGGTTAAGCTCGCTCATCAGAGAGATTACTTTACTGACATCAACACCAACCATCTTAGCGGCACCGGCAAGATCTACCATTGCTTTAGCGTAAGTTTCAACAGCTTCTTCATCAAATGCAAACTCCAGCTGGTACATTTCTTCTCTAAGATTGTTCATAACAGACGTCAACTCAGACGCATTTAGATTTCCGGCATACGAGCTTTTAGCAAACATCGCAAACATCTTGTTGGTATGTTCTATGCTGAATCCAACACCAGTTAGGCTTTTAGCCAAACCAGCAGAAGTTTCGGCAGAAACGCCGGTTATTCTTTCAAATTCCCAAAGAGTCTTGGTCAATATGCCGAAGCCTCTGCCCATTTCTTTGGCTCTGAAACCGACGTTTGTGAGCCCAAATACTATTTTCTCTGCTGCTTCTCTGGTAGCGCCGGAAACCATCATAAGATCTGACATTTTGTCATGAAGAAGCCCGACGCCACCAGCGGCCTGAATATTTGCAAATCGATATCTCTCAAGCAACGTATCAAAATTACCCATTGCTTGTTCAATATATTTATCAATATGGCCAATAGACCCAACAATTGCTGCGGCTGTGATCTTAATCACGTCTATGGCAATACCACCAATCATTTTGGCAACTTTTATTGGCAAGAACAGCATGAATTTTAGAGTTTCCCCCACCGCTTGTCCTATTTTATCCCACCAGCTAAGTTCTTCCTTATATACTTTATTTAACCCATTATGGGCATCTATGTATCCCCTTATTGATTTAGTACTGGCGTCAAAATTTTTGCCCATTTGTTTGTGATAATTATCAGCCATGGTCAAAGATTTTGACAAATCTTTATTTAGACTCGCTGTGTTTGCCTTAACTTCAAGCATTACAGAATAAGCTAAACTATCCATTAGATTGGTTTTACCTCAGCATTATAATCTACTCTACAAAGCAGAAGTTCGGTTTTCCAGTGTTCCCAGTCACACATATGTCTAAAACCATATAGCATCCAGATTCCATTTATATAATATGGTTTTTGATCTAACGTAATAACCTCTAAAAATATTCTGTCTCTACCACAGGCATATATACTATCAAAATCTGTATCGCCCGGTTCTATAGTAAGTTTGACCCTCATGGTAGTATAAATTGTTTTTATAAACCAGTCTCGAGCCCTACCAACAGAATAATCTGCATATTTGATACCAATATCACCATTATTGTGTTCTGGAACCGGCTCAATAAATGTTGAAGACTCGCCATTTGGCTTTGTATAACTCTGATCGGATTTTACTTTTGGGCCCAGCTTTTTGGGCGTTAACTTATCATCGGCATATTTCTGCTTTGGCGTTAATTTTTCATTGCCTTTATCAATATAAAGACCAGTGGTTGCAGAAATGCTTCCTGTATATAATCTAGTTGCGGCTGGGGAGAGCAAATTGTTGCTAAGAATTTGTAACTCACCTCTATCTGTCCATTCTTTTTTATTCCCATCCCTGTGAGCAACAAAAAATTTCTTACCGTTCGTTTTGGTTGGTGGTAAAGATGACCACTCTCTACATTTAAATTCAAAATCTTGACAATGAACAACCAATGGTGTTTCGTCTTTTGTGATCGAAGAAGACCACTCAATTAAAGATGAAATAATAGTTTTGGGATCAAGCCTCATATCCCACCACCAGTTGTTTTTGCTGTCTTTGGTGTCATCAACTTTTACTTCTAAAACTTCTGGCTTTGCATACTTTCTGACAATTTGAGCTATTGCGCCATTGTTGCCACCAATACTTCCCTTATAAGCGTGCCCATCACATTTCCCTTTATTAAGAAGCCAACTCGAGGCATCAACACACACAAGCTCTAATGTAGCCTCTGTAAGGCTACCCAATAAACTACTGTTTAAAGTTAAAACTTTAAATAATCTTTCTTCTGTTTTCTTGCTGGGTGTTTTGGCTTGGCCTCTTTGATAATTCTGCCAAATTCTTAATTTAACATCGATTCCCTTATCTGTCTTGGCCTGCTTTAAAAGATCCTTTATCATTTCCTCATCTAGTATGCTTTCATATGTGTCTTTAAATGATGCCGTTACTCTATGTCCACCATTAACAAAACAGACCCATTCAAATTTATTGCAATAATAGCCGATTTCTTTTCCACCAATGTGGAATTCAACATTGTGTCGATCTTGTCCTCTTTTATCATCACCCACTAGGAGATCCCCATGTTTTTGTGTTGGGCTAAATATAAAGGAAAACGCATTTTATTTCTAGCTCTTGGGTTAAGCAACGGCAAGATAATTGGTCTGAAAGTACAGGAACCACCAAGTCCAGAATTATTATCTAATGGATCAATAACCAAAATACGCTCTTCAGCAGAAAAACTCATGAAAATGAACCTCGCAGACCGCCTGTCGGAAATAAAAAATCTAGTTTCTGAATGGTCTAAAGTCTATAGGACATACAGCCCGCAGCATCTCCAAATATTACAGAGATATCCGATCAGTCCTTCATGATATTTTTGAATTAAAATACTTAACATTTGGTATATAAATAATTAGAGGAGGAGTACAAATATAAAAAGGAGATAAAGATGAGAATTCCTTTCAAAGACGTGAACCCAAGAAAATGTCAAGAATGTGAGTGTGTTCTAGACGCAAACTTTGAAGGAATTAAAGAAAATAATACTATAACATGCCCAGTTTGCGGACACAAACAAGACCCCAAAAATATGAAACCAACGCCATCTACTGGCAAATATAATTCAGAAGCAAAAATTTGGAATATAGTTGCCCTTGCAAATAGTGATCTTAATGTTTGAAAAACTGCTCGAAGAATCTCTCATAGAATACCGCCTTAATGAAATTCTACTCGCTCTAAACAGCGAGGATGTATTGGAAGAAGGTATTGATGAATATGGGGTTAGAAGAGATTTGGATTGGTATAAAATGGGTGTCGTTATTAGCAATGAATTTTTTGATAAGGTAATTATAACTGTTCATGGGTCGTCAGTAGAGAGAAAACTCGCCAAGCTGTTTAAGCACATCTTCAGAGCCTCAGAAATTTTAGTGGAAAACATAAGAGTCATAAATCTAGAAAGAGGCAAGGCATTATCAAGAATGACAGTTCTTGTGTCCTCAATCCCGAACATTCCTAGAAGTGAAAGATTGGAAGGTGATTTAGAAACTGCCATTGACCAATTTAAGCCGAAATTAAGACTGATCAGTTTAAAGAAAGAAGCAGCTACGAAGCCACGCGCAGTCCAACAACAGCCTTAAAATCAAGTTTCTTGACATTTCTCATTAACATTCTCAATGGTTCGTCCGGCCCCATTTTTACAGCAACATCATTCCAATCTGGTTCACTATCTGTAAGACTGAAATAAAGATCAAAATATGGATTAAGTTTATCATATGCTTTTGTCATGCCAATTCTTCCAGCTTTATCATTATCAAAAGCCAAAATTAGCTTCTTAATTCCAAGCCTCCTAAGTTTTATCTTCTGATCATCGCTCATATCGCTACCACCAATCGCAATGCCGTTTTCAAACATGAGCGCATTAAATATTGATTCGGTAATAATGGCGGGATCGGTCGGGTCTATAGAATCTATCCCGTAAATGTATTTGGATTTGTTTGATTCACTTGGGAATAAAAACATCTTGTCGGTTATTGATCTCTGTTGCCAGTATACAATTTTTCTGAATTCATAATATGGAAACACAACGTCGGTGCCACAGTGACCTATTCCAAGAACATACATCTTACCATTAGATATACATCTTCTATTCAGATATTTCTTTGATGTTGATGATATTAAATTATCCTCGTAAGAAAATTTCTTAAATCCTTCTGGCAATTCAATTTCTTGATCGGGTTCTGATTGTTCATAATGTAAATCGCCACTCATCTGCCCAAAATCTACATTGTCACCCATTACTTCTTGTGCGGCGTCTCTGAATCCAATACCCTTGTGCTTCATTACAAACGATAGAAAAGTACCAGCAACATTGCCCTTATAATTGGGGCGAAAATCATTAACTAAACCTTTTTTGAGATTTATCCACAAATGATAATCATCATCTATAGATAGTGGATTGTTGATTCTTATCTCTGTACCACGTTTGGCGACCTTATAATCGCCAAAGTTCTTCTTAATCCAGGCTTTTATTTGTTCAGGGGATGGCTTAATCACACATTTACACCATCAATCATTGTGTTTAACTTTTCAGAGGTTTCAATAATATCATTATCAAATGAAGATGTGCTGTGAATATCTCCATCTAATTTCTTCATCCTCTTTTGGATGCTCTTCGTCTTCTTCTTAATATCATCCATAATAGCTTCTCCATCTTTCTTGGATGACTCTGAAAGAAGGTCTTTTGCCTCTCTATTGGCGGTCACAGCGGTTTCTTTGGTTGCATTGAATAAGGTATCTCTGATGGCATCTTCCTTCTCGTCACCCAATTTTTCACTAGCTTTACTTAAAGTTGCTAGTGTGTGATAATCTGGAACATGTGCGTCTTCATTATCCTCAATTGCGTTTAAAGCTGACGGCTCATTGTTCCTAATATATTCATAGGCAGTCATCATTTCCTTGGCTGTCATAATTGACAAACCAAGCTCTTCTTTGGCATAATCCCAAAATTTACCGAAGCCCCAGTCCTTCCATTTATCGCTGGCTTGAACTTCAATCAGAGCTTTTCCAAGACCAATCCAACCGCTCTTGTGTCTTCTTAGAGCCTTCATCGCATCATTTCTTAATACTTCCATTGTCATTTCTCCGCACGTGGTATTAAAATCATATCCATAGAAAAATCAAAAATGTCGCCTTTATTTATGAAACCAGCAAAACCATCTGCAATTGCGTCTGGTCTTTCCCCGTCATTATGATATAATCTCATTTTGCTTCTAATATCATCTGGTAATCCCAGCAATTCATGATATTGAGAATGAACGCTATTTGAATATTCAGCTAACTCGCAGTCTTGAAATATGATATCTGATCTCTGGTAAAAAGTCAGCAACTGATTTGGTGCAAATTGTGTGTCACCAGTAATAAATACAGTCTTACCATCAGTTTTGAAAATCATTCCATATGACGGCTTCATCCTTCGATCATCAATAACGTGAACAGTTTGTATAAGATCGAAAGTCGTATTGCGCCAAGTAAATGATCCATTGGGTTTGATTCTCTCCACATCAAAATATTGATCAAGAGAATTTCGCCTATCTTGAACACTCTCCATTGCTGCTGATAAATATTTACTCCATAATTCATCAGTAACTTCTATATTAGCAAACAATTTGGGACGATCTTGACCAAATGGAAATGTTCCAAAGAATCTACTAAAACCAACTATCCCGAGACAACCAACATGGTCGTCATGGAGATGAGAGATAAAAAAGCCCTCTATGTCTTTTATCTTATAACCTGCTTCTTCGCTAGATTGTTGCCAATGAACACCACAATCGAAGCCTAAATATTTCTCGGAACCAGCACCACCATCAACAATAAATATCATGTTGCTGTGGTAATTATCCTTCGGCGAGCACAAACCGCCGCCAGTTCCAAGAAAATGAAGCTTCATTTTTATCTCCTAACATAGAGTAATCATATCATCAGTTAGCGGGCCAGTTCCCAAAAACATTAACTCGGCGGTGCGAGCGCTGTCGCAACATGGTTTAATATTTTCCTTCAACCAATTTTTTAGTTTGTCTGTAACGCCGTCATTGCCTCCACGTATGCCAGTCATTGCATGATCAACATAATTTACAAAATTAACAGACAAATAGATGGCGCGTCCGGTGTCATTATATCGTATTGCTTGCTCTAAATTCTTTTGGCTAAAAGTAAACACTCTTCTTGGTAATTTAGTAACTGAAGTCATCTCCATAATGGCCTCTGGAGATCCACTTATCTTAGTTAAATCTTCCCAGCTTATTTCTTCCTGGTCTTCATATCCCGGGCCTGAATTATATATTTTTACATCGTGCGGGACACCGCTCTTAATTTCGTCCCAGACCAAGTGATGTCCATCTTCAGCAATGAATTTCTTATTATTGATTCTAATTGGGTATGTTCTGACGTTCAAGATCATGTTTCCTGCATATCGTGGTGGAATCATCATGTCATCTAGACCGGCAGATATGGTACAATTTCTAGACGTACAATATGGATAAAACTCTGGTAACAAATAACTAAGCTGAAATCCCTGTGCGATCTCCAAAAGACCGGCCTGCCCGTTGTCGAGTCTATTCATAATCTCGCCAGGAACATCGCAAAGGAATTCTTGTAGCTCTGGGATGTCGCGAGCCAGTTTGATATTTGGTCGTCTTAATATCTTTCGTGCTTTGCAGGCCCCAACACCGTGGCAAGTACTCCCGCTCTTCATGGTCCCGGAGTGGCACTCAGCTAATTGTTTGCCGTCAAGATCGACCTCGCCTCTCTCGAATGCTCCGTCAATATCCTGTAATATTGCCGCGACCGGGCTTATACCAAGCTTGTGTGCTGGCACATTGTTTTCTTCCATTTCACACCAGAGTGCTGGTAATTCAATAGTACACCCTGGGCCAATATACATCTTCTCATATTTATCGTGAAGATATGCGCATGAATTGAGTGTCTGATAAAAGAAGTGTTGATTGTTGTCATACACGTGATGTCCGGCTTGGGGTTGAAACGTATTACAACAAAATTGCCAGCTATCTGAATGTTTGGTAACAAAAGACCCGATTTTTCCCTTGCCAGAACTTCCAGCGCTTGCGTCTAGTACGGTGGTTATGGTTCCCGGGGCAAAGCAAAAGTTAGTATCCATGTGTTTTATCCTTCAGTCAAAAATAAAATATAAACAGGAGAAAATAATGTTAAATTGGATAGCTGGCATTGTCGATTCTGAGGGATCATTTTCAATATCAATAAGACCAACCACTAGAAAAGGACATAAAATACTCGTACGAAATCATAGATTAAGAATAAGTACAACCGATGATAAAATAATACCAGAGGTTGCTGGGGTTTTAAATACGGGCTTTTCTGATAGCGGATATCGCAAAAACATAACAATCACTGCTGGGTTGTGTAGGAGAATATTACCAGATTTGATTCCATTATTACATACCAAAAGAAAACAGGCTAAAATTTTTTACGACACCATTATGATCAAAAATGGCGATAACACACCCTATACGGAATCGGAATCTAATGAATGGAATGACTTGTGTCAAAAACTCAGCACACTCAATAAAAGGGGAAAGGGAGCTTGGTTAGGAGAGCCAGTACCAGATCATGAATTCAATTGGAAATGGTTTGCTGGCATGATAGATGGCGATGGATCAATAACTACAGCAAAATTCAACAATAACAACCCCAAACCATATATAAAAATAGCAATGACCAATCATCACACAATTGATCATATTGCAAAACATCTCAACAAAAAATCACCAAAAGAAGACAAAGTTATGGGAGATAGAAGAACAACAAAAACTGTCAGGTTAATGTCTAATGACATTATTCGGTTTGTTCCTAAGTTTATTGATTATTTGGTTTTAAAAAAGAAGCATGCAGAATTGGCTTACAAAATTGCAGTGATTAGAAAAGATCAAACATCAAATAAACTAAACCCCAAAGTTGCTATTATGCTAGAAGAATTACAAAAATTACAAAAATTAGTCGCTTGATCTATCTTGCAGAACAAAATCTTTTGCTAAATTTATTAATTTTTTCTATAGTATTTTGAATATTTTCCCCATAAAGTTTTAGACATCTATGAATATTTCTATTATAATGATGTTTTTTAATATTCATTTGTTTTGTCTGATAATCACCCAAAATAATATTTAATTTTTCTAAAAAGATCTTCGATTTGGGCATAGCAAAATAAATTTTTCAGTAGATTGTTTGATTCTTTCATTTATATCATTATTATCAAAAATATTATCTAATTGTTCCCCCTGATCGCGGCTTAATCCTTTATCAAAAAAGCTTAGTACAGCTTCATTTAGTTCTTCTTCGGTGCGACAACCCGGATAACCAGCATTTGATTTTGAAAAAAGATATAACAACTCTTAAGATCAGTAAAAGCATATAATACTTCTTCAACAATACCACATCTTTTTTCTGACTCAAATTTTTTCTTTTGAGCATGTGTGGCAATTTCGGCTACAATTATGGCTACAATTGTAGCCGAAATTTATTGGTAAAATCGTGGATGAAAAAATTAGTGACTCCTCAAAATAATAAACCTACGATAAATTTTATGGCGGTATAAATTCCAACCATCGACAGTGCTAAAATCGAAACGGTTATGAAGTGAATTATTTTATACTTCATGTCGTTTTTTTTAGAATGACCCAGTGGTGTGGCAACCAAACAATCCTACCACTAGTTAGTTTGACCCTATAGTGTAAAAAATCTTTATCTATTACAATACCTTCTTGTCCATCATATTCATATTCTTTATTCTCAATAGTGACTCTGCTTGCTATGTCAAAATTTGTTTCTGCCTTGGTTGGGTGTTGATATTCATCTTCAACACTTACGGTTTCTTCATCAATTGTCTCGTTCGCGACATAAATATCTCCACAATCCTCACATGTTACTGGCGCGGTACCACATGACACCCATTCTAATGACACTTCTGACTGATTGACGTGTCCACATGAGCATTTTGTTTTTATTAACATTTCCAGTGCCTAATATTAACTCCGCATTCAGTAAGAATTTGCAAAGCTATTTCCATTTCGTCTTTCCATCTTTTCATGTGTTCTTCTGACTTCCAGGGATTGTTGTCTCTATCATCTACAATCATCTCACTTATTCCAACTTGTACAATAGCCCTAGCACAGTCACAGCACGGATACCACTTTTGATATAGCCTACAACCGTTTAATGATATGCCCATTTTAGCAGCATTATATATTGCATTTCTCTCGGCGTGTTCGGTCCATTTATATTTTGCTGGCCTCTCATGTCTATCCTCTATTTCGTCATCCATTCCTCTTGGGAAGCCATTATATCCTGTGCTCCTTATTTCGTTATCTGGACCCACAATGACACACCCAACCTTGCTACTTCGATCCTTACTCTTTTCGGCTACGGCGTAAACCAAATTAATAAAATATTCATCCCATTCCATTATTACTCTCCTGTGGGTGGTTTCATTACTTTGGTTTCTTCATCATTTTCCCGATTTTTTAGTTCTTCATCTTTTTTCTTTTTTAGTTCTTCATCTTCTTGCTTTTTTATTTGGTCATATTGTTTTGGGGATATTGCTATTTTACAAGAAGATCTCAATTCCTTATAAATACTGTAGTTAATGTTTCCAGAGATAACCATCGGGGTAGTGCATCTTTTTCTCATAATCTCAATTGTGTTTTTATGCACATCAAGATTGGCTTTTGTTGGCTGAACTGTGGCCGATGACTCTGTTTTTATTTTGGTTGGCGGATTACGATGAAATGTGAGTGCGCAGGCATTTAACTCCTCTTCATTCCTGGTTGATACGTTTATCGTATAACATACATCTACGTGTGGGCTGATCATTTTCTTAACAAATGAATAAATATTTGCTATTTCTCTCTCAAGATCACCCACACTTCTATTTTGAGTTAAAATTATATCATATCCATCGGCTAAAAAGAAATCAGTAGAGGTTCCTTTAAATTTATCTACACCATATTTTGAGCCTTTTGGATAGTCAACCATGACATAAATACTATATTTACCACCCGATAGAGATCGGGCAACACCAGCAATCTGCACCAGATTTGGCGTTACATAAATAACCCTGCAACCAATAGAAGATGCAATCTTGTCTGCTGCTTTTAGCTCCTCTTCAGTGGGGGCAATAAGTTCAATACAGCTACCAATCATATTGTTTCTCCAATTTTAAATCTTCATAGTCTCTTAGGAATATCCATTTAAGAGGATCAAGTGGAACTTCGCCCCTATCTACTTGGCGAATATAACAAAGTGCCGCCTTTAAATCATCAAACACTGGTTGGTCTTTGACTATATCATAAACCCATAAAGATGGTATTCTATCGGGACAAATCATGACGATTGGTTTGCGGGCTTGGTGAGCTACAACTAGTTCTTCAGTTGACCCAAATGTTTTTGCATTTGGTAAATAACACAACACAAAATCACAAGAATGGACATATCTTAAACAGATGTGACGTATAAACTGCTGAGCAATGATATATTTTGATCTGCGCTCTTTATCTTTTATTTCTTCAATTGCGTCTAACACTTCGTCCCTAGACACAGCCATTGGGACAAATTGTTCGATATGCCTCATCCATTTTGGTCTATCAAGTGGGTTATATGGAGTGACATTTATATTGTTTAGTTCTTCTACAGCAACTTCTCTCCAGTCTTTACCGAACGATTTGTCGTGTTCGACTGGACCAACTAAATAACATTTGGTGTTTTCAAGATGACCCATATTTCATCTCCTTAATGGAAATAAAATACGGGATGATTAGGCCGGTCTAACCTCGGAGAATGGAAACCACACACATCTTTCTGTACCAAATTCAATTTGATAGTTATATGTATCTTTGTCTATTACAGTTCCAGTCTCTTCATTTAAGCTACTATTGGCATAGACAAGAACGGGAGTTCCTAGTGATATGGCATCAGTTGGAACAACCCCAGGAGTGTCATCTCGAACGAAATGATCTTGATATTTTAAAAAATATTCCGGAAGTTCTACTTTTGTTTCTGGAGGAATTGTAACTGTTCCACCATCGCCATCTTCTAAGTATAAATAATACCAATTCTCATTGGTCAATCCCTCTTCATCATTGAATACTGGAAATGATACGGGGTCCAACGCGCCACCTTGATGAGCGCTGCTCTTTGTTGAAACAACCTTTCCAAGATAATCCCCTGAATCAAGTACTATAACCGCACTTCCATCCCCCGCAATGGTGGCGTTTGCCACCTCCGGCCATGAGCCATCAACCTCCTTGATATAGATTGCGTTTGAACTTCCTATGGTGGAATTGGCTATTGTTGCAATTGCCTGGTCAAATCCACTCACAAATGATAAGTCGGGCATGTCCAGACCAATCACAGAGAATGGTACTGGGTCCAACGCGCCCGGTGACTCGAGGCCGCTCTTTGCTGAGACAACCTTTCCAAAATAATCCCCCGGATCAAGTACTATAACCGCACTTCCGTCCCCTACTATGGTGGTGTTTGCCGTTTCCGGCCATAGTGGGTCATCAACCTCCTTGACATAAATTGCGTTAAAACTTCCTGTGGTAGAATTAGCTATTGTTACGGTTGCCTGGCCAAATCCACTCACAAATGATAGGTCGGGGCTAGCCGGTGGTATTCCACCAGTTGCCGCAAGAATCCCCCAACTGCCATTAATCCCACGTGAAAACATTATATGGCACTCCATATGCTACGATTAATCGGGCCATCGGTGGATACCGTCACAGCCGCACCAGCACTATCAGTCATGACTGATTCGTATTCTCTTTCAGTATCAAGATCATTCCAGACGTATGCCTTAGAGGTAATTAAATCGAGTTCTAGTTGGTTTGCCTTGAGCTTACGGATCAGGGTTATATCAACCTGGGCCGCCGCTAGAGCCGCTGCGGTAGCCTGTAAAGCCAGTGTGGCCGGTAATGTTGTGCCTGTGTCCTCAAGGATTGATACATTCTGAGCATTCAAGGCATCATGTTCAGCCGGTAATGTTGTGCCTGTGTCCTCAAGGATTGATACATTCTGAGCATTCAAGGCATCGTGTTCTGCAGTCATTTCTTCTTTTTTGGCTACTGGATACGCCGCCAAAGCCGCTGCCGTATTTGCTTGATCCTCAGGGTTAGTTTTGTAATGAGCAGGAAGCATAAAGTAGCATGAAGTTGTATCCGGCACAACATCCCAAGCCTCGCACATCGTCGCGACTTTTGTTGTTCCATTATAAGACCTAACAAGTCCAACTTGATCTTCGCCAATACCTGAGCGGATAAACACAACCTGATTTTTATAAGCATCATCCGAAGCAGATGCCAAAGCATTAAGTGTGATTGTCGAAGTCCCACCAGCTTGGGCAAGACCTTCATTGACTGTCTCTCTGCCAGGATTACAATAAATAATATACTCTGACGTTGCGTCTGGATTCACCTTCCAGCTTCGGTCAACAGTCGCTATTTTATTATCGCCATCATATTCAGCTATTAAGCGACACTGTCCTGCTCCCGTTCCTACTGTAATCGCAATCATTGCTGGATCGTAAGCACCATCAACAGAAGATGCATCTCCATTAAGCTCAATCTGATTCCCATTTTCCGCTGGCCCTGCCGCTGTTCCTGAAAGAACAACCGTGCTTGCAATTTCTCGTACCCTTCTACCAGCAGAAGTTACAACATTATGGGTTGCGCCAGTGAGAATTGTATCCCAAACAGAATTCTCTATTTGATCTTTGGCATCCGCGCCCTCTACTTGCTGTGTATTGGCAACAGGAAGGGATACATTTACAGTACAACCATCGCCGCTATTATCTACCGGCGTCGGCCCGTCCCCCTTAATTGTAATCGTGCCAGCGGTGCAAGTATCAGTAATTGTAATTGCTGCCCCATTCTGTCTCATAATAGTACACACGCCGCCTGTCATGCCAACAAGAGTTACCGCCCCTTTCATATCCAGAATATCACAACTAGCGGGGGCATTAAGCGTCAAAGTACATGCCGCCAATCCACCAAAAGTGGTGCCCGTACAAAGAAATGTGCCTTCATTAAGTATAGAACATGCACCAAACATGGCGCCTTCAAAGCATACGCCATTGATGTTTGTGTGCGCCCACAATGCGCATTGAGAATAATGCGTTGTGTTAAGGGCACCTACCGCATTTCCTGTCGCGCCTGTGACTACCACGTCCTCAAACGTAGAATGTTCAATACTAAACCCACCGCAGGCGATCCATCCAG